TCCTAAAGCTGACCCTGCAATTGAGCCTACTGCGCTACCCATTTGTATATCTCCACATAGGTCTATCTATTCCGTCATCACATGACAATGTTTGTATATATTTATAACCAATAGACTGCACGAACTTCTCCAACTTGGGGTTGTCAGTCAAACAAAAAAACGGTTGTCCATGCATCATCTGTAAAAGTCCATGTACTTGTTTAAATTCTTTCTTAATACTTGGTGTCCACTTGTGTACATCTGCGTGAGTCCAAGTTCTATCTGCAAACCGTTCAAAGTAAATCGTGTATGCAGGTTGTATTGCTACTGGTGTTTTTATCAAACGCCATCGTCTCTACGTAGTGTGCCGCTTACTCCACCGTTATGTGATGTATTAAACCCTGTGACAGATTTACCGGAGTATGCATCAACTTGAGTTCCGGGGCTTGCGCTACCTACAAATGTTCCATCACCTGTAACCCATCGGTAGCCTTCTTTTAAATACATTCTATAGATTGTATCTGTCCCCGGCCCTTGAGCATAGCTGTGTGAATGAAACGCATCTGTAATTTCTGTTGTTAATCCAGATACCCAGTTTTCAATATCAGAAGAATCAGGAGCAAGGTTTAATGTAGTCAGTGTAGTCTCTGAGCTAAATGCAGGACTGGTCAGACCAAACACACGAGTACCGTTAAAATAAACATCTCCCGGTGAATTAGGCGTACTTACCGCAGTACCGTTAAGATATACTGCTTCTTGATACCAATCTAATACTGCACCGTTTACGACAATAGCCATGATTAGTCCTGAGTGTAAATGTAAAGATCACCACCAGAAATATAAATTCTTGCACCACCTTTGGTTGTTTGAGATGCATACTCTAGGTCTGGAATAGCATCAACAGCGGCAGTAACAAAAGCAGTGGTAGCAATCTGTGTTGTATCTGTACCTGCTGTAGCTGTTGGAGCTAAGGGTGTACCCGTCAACGTAGGTGATGCAATAGGAGCATAAGTATTATCAACAAATGCTGTTGTTGCAATCTGTGTTGTTGATGTTCCTGCAGAAGCTGTAGGGGCCGTAGGTGTGCCAGAGAGTGCAGGAGAGTTAGTGTCTGCCTTAGAGTTAACTGCTGTTTGAATTGCATTGAACTCATCGTCAATCTCTGTACCCTTGACAACCTTAAGTGGGTTACCTGTAAGCAATGCATCTTTAGAAGCAAAGTCTGTTGATTTAGTATATGCACTCATTAGATTGTCCTACCTTGTTTAACATAGACATCCATCTTTTGTATTGACAAAGCACCACCGTTAAGGTCTGCTTCAAATCCTAATTGTAATACTGATCCACTGCCAGATCCTGGAGCACGTACTGTGTCAACCAATGTACCGCCTGAGTATTCACCAATGTTGTACTCAGCTACGTTATACTCATACACTGTACCTGTACGTACTGTTAGTGGATAGGAGTTGTACTGGTCACTGTAGTCGAACCCTGACTTAACAACAAAGTCCTGTCCTGTGGCTCCAATGACAGTCATAGACAGACGTTTGAGTATCTTTGTTTGCGATGCCGCACCAAGATCAAAGTAGTTTGTAAAGTACACCATACGATATGACTGACCATTGTCTTGGTATCCGGCATATCTAGCAAGCCCATCCGCATGAGTCATGTATATTTCACCGTCAAATCCAAGCCATTCAGTAAACTCCATGTTGTTCCAGATGGTTACACGAGCCGATCCATCTTCTAATGGCGCACGCATATCAAAACAATACACTTGTTTAGTTGTTGGAAACGCAAGTAAATAAAATGCGTTTGTTGCTGAGTATGTAGATTTAATATTAGCAGGTGTCTCAGATTCAATTAACTGCACAAGATCATCACGCACGTTCTTTGACAAGTCACGCATTGGTGTTGACTTCTCTTGAATGACTCGGCCTAACGACATCAAACCTGAGTCAGACAAGAATAAAATATCTGTACCTGTGTTCTGTAAGCTGTCTCTTGCAATACAACCAACACCGTTAATAACTTCTACCAGTTGCAGTGTCGTAGGGTCAAGGTAAGTTTGAGCAGTATCACTGTCGCCAAAGATAATAATGTTGTTCTTACAGAAGATAATTAAGAAACCGTTGTGCGCTCCTAATGCAATAATCTCGTCATTACCATTGACAAGAATACTTGACAGATCTAAGCTACCTGCTGTGCCTGAGTTCCAACGAGTAGGATCAAGCAAGTCAGTCCAGTAAACTGTGGTAGTGTTCGTTGCTGTATCTGCTGTCCATACTCGACCATACGCAGACAATGCACAGTTACCTTCAATCGGTGTACCAGATGCTGAAGGAGATGCAGAGATATCTAAGATAGTTCCAGTAACCGTATCAAAGTACAATGGCTCATAGTTCTTTTGGAACAAGTACGCCGCATCGTTTAATGTAACAGCTTGCCAGTTACCTTCAGTAATTGACTGTGATCCTGAGTAGGTAATAGCGTTAAGCGTACCTGCAGAGTAAATATAAAAGTTTGTATTTGACCACGCACCAAAGTATTCAGTTGCATCAATGTCAATAAACCGATGCATACCTTGAAGACCAACACCAGTAGACTCATCAAGAAATTGCCAACCTTTTCTAGCACCTAAGCGTCCAAACTTATCAATCACACAGTTGGTAGCTTGTAGTGCAAAGCCAGACTCAAGCGTAATACCAGACTCTTGGGTGTTTAATCCAAAGAAGCCCGGTGCGGCAATACTAGCTGACTGTAAGGGAGTAGCCATTTATACTGTCCAGATAATTTCTTCAGGATGTTTAGCTGAATCAAATGCAATTGCATCGTTCAGTACACGTTGTGCTGTGGCGTAGGCAGAGTTTGCAGAAGCACCGCCATCCTCACCACGCTCTTCGACTGCTTTAGCATACGCAAGCATTTGCACTGGCTTTTCAGGAATTAGTAGTACGTTACTATCTGCTGTCAATTCTGCTTGAGGCATGATTACGTTAAAGCGTAAGTTAAATGCACCATTAGGAATAGGATATAAATCTACTTGCGTATCACCATCACTAGAGATACCATTGAATGAGTAGTACCTAGGTGTTCCATACGCAGGAGTTTGATTCAAGAACCAGTTATTAAACTCACTTGCAGTACGATAGGTCATAAAGAAGTTGCTTGTGTCATTCACAACATCCAACACTTTAAATCTATTCTTAGTGCCGTTGAGTTCGTAGTTGAATGTACCAGACACAGTGGTTGCTGACAACGTAGTACGTAGTGCTGACCAGTTCCAAGCGTTTTCACACTCTTCTTTTGCGTCATTGATCAACACACCAATCAGAGTAGAATACGCAGTCTCGTTTACTGTAGAGACAGTACGTTCTCTCAAGCGTCTGAGAATATTGTTTACTATTTCAAGATACGTCATTTGCGTTTCCTACTTAAGAGATTAATATTATAGCACACTTTTGTGCAAATGTCAACCCCTACCACTTAACTTTATCAGCCCAGTATGCCGCTGACATTTTACCTTTACTAATGTTGCGTCCATGCCGAGCTTTAAATGATGCACGTTTCTTACGCATTGCTTCAGACTCACCTGCTTTAGGCTTGCCTGCAGTCTTAGCACCTTGCTCACCAAACCGAATAGTCTTTACTTGATCACCTTGTTTAGCCACTACAACGTGTGACTTCTTAGGGTGATTAGGAGTACGCTTTGGTTTGTTGTAACCACTAACACCTGCTCTTGCGAGGCGTGAGTCTTTCTTTGTTGGCATTACTTACCCTTCTTCTTGCACTTACCTGCTTTCTTACAAGCGGCAGGACTCGGGCATCCCTTACATGGTTTGAATGTTGACTTACCTGCTTTCTTCATTGCAATTGCCACAGCTTGTTTCCTCGGTTTACCTGCTTTGATCTCTGTGCGTATGTTGCTAGAGATTGTCTTTTGACTAGAACCTTTCTTCAGAGGCATTACTTATAATTTCTAATGTTTGCAGATGAACAAGAACCTTGGCCGCACGCAGATGGTTTCTTTTTAGCAGGCTTCTCCATTGTTTGACGCAAAGAAGATTCAAACTTTTTCATACGATCATCTGCACCCGGATCACGGTGTTTCTTTTTTGGAGGTAAAGTCTTTACAGTTTTACCGTCAACTTTAATTGCTAATGGCATCTTACTTACCTCTTTTAGTAACTTTAGTTTTAGGTTTCATATAAAAACCTTTTGCCGCTGAGTTTGGTTTACTCTTAATTTTAGGCATCGCTTTTGCTTTACCACTGCCTTGAGTTTTTGCAGACATAGACTTAACTGCGTTAGGTGAGCCTTTTTTAGGATCGTAGTTTTTTTTAGGCGGTTGTTTTTTCTTTGGTGGGATAGTCTTTTTAGTCTTTCCATCAACTACAATTTTTAATGGCATGATTATTTCCTTAATGTTTCCATAAGACCTTTACCGGCTTTGACACCGAATGAGGCCAGTACAATTACCATGAGAATCTCATGATACCAAATCGGCAAAGTTGCCAATGCGTTGAACCCCGCTTGGATATGTCCTACCATGCTTGGTATAAAGACAAGTATCAAGGGGATGCTGAATACTATCGTTAACCACTCGTCTTTCCACGAGTTCTTGGATGACTCGGCCATGATGCGTTCCCAATCCGCTGTGGACTGTGCCGCTGTTTTCAGTGCGGTGGCTTTGGCCTCTGCGGTGGCCTTGGTTGATTCCGCCTTGCTCTTGACCCATGTACCTGCCAAGTCCGTGATAGCTGTGACTAACCCAATCATGAGGCATTTCCTGTTACATCCGTCTGTACACACACTGCTTCATAGTTTATCTTAGGCTGTGGTGCTGTTGCCATGAAATACTCACGGGCTTCAAAGCACTCGTCCATTGTTGCAAATGGCCCTTGAGGATAGACAGCGTAGCTATCAGACTGAATTAGGATTGCAAATAATAACCACATAGGTGACCTACTGTTTACTGAGCCAATAGAAGATGTATATTACCAAGCCAATGGCTGAGAGAACGCTAACGCCCAAACCGATGCTAATACAAATATCAACAATTTGTTTTTTACGTTTAGCTTTCTTGGCTTTCTCAGCTTTCTCTGCGGCTTCACGGCTTTCTTTCATCTTACTCTGGTAGTCTAACCAATCTGTCCATAACCCGGCTCGCCCTTGCCAGATCATCATTTGTTTCAGAGCATCCTCATATTCTTTAAGTTGCTCTGTGGCCATGAACGCTTCAAGGTCAGACTTATATCCGTGTTCATGTGCTTTCTTTTGTATCTCAGCCTTGAGGCCAAAGTAGTCTGCTAGTGCCTGTCCTGCTTCATACAGTTCTTTACCATTGGCGATGGTTTCTTTGATAACGCCAAAGGCCGCATTAGCGGCGGCGAGTTCAGCTATCATCGGGGCTGTCCTTGCCCAATAACCTCTGTACTGTCTTTGTCTCGTAGATCCTTATTGCTGTCCATACTAATGTAAACAACGCCGCCATCGGAGGCAACAGTTCACCAATCGTTCCTACCACAGTGACTACACTTAAACCGTCTACTAAAGTTTTCGTGCTTTCTGTTGCCATCTCTTTCACACTCCGTCCTTAGCTGTCTGCTTCTTGTATGGTTAGCTCACCCGCATCAACCTGACGCATGATTTCTGCGTAGTGGCGGTTGGCAGGGTCTAGTGGGACTGACAATGCCCTTGATGGGTTTGTATTTAAAACTACATACACCGCAGTATTTTCTGTTTCTGTTGGAGCCTTTGTGTATTTTGCCAAAACAATATCCATATCAACCCCTATAACTCATTATCAATAGCAACAAAAGCACTAGCATTATTGCATAAGAATTCGCCACCATTTCCCGCCGTGCTAGATACTGAACCACTTCCTTTATATAACGTACAAGATTGTGCGCCTTTGCGAGTTAAGCCAAATGAATCAAATTGATCGTTTCCGCTTTCACGATAGACACGATAAAAGTATGTTCCCGTTACCTGATCTAATGAATATGATGTGGTTCTTTTTTGTACTTGAAATTTAACAGGTAAATGAAAACTAGTTGAGGTGTAGTAATTACCACTACCTATACAACCGGAAGAGCTATCGGCCCCATTTGCTAAAACTTCATAATACCTCTGACACAACGCAAGCTCCTCCCCGAATGAGCGATGCTCGAAAGGTGTCGCAACAGAGCCGACTTCTAGTTGGACTCCGGTGAAATCAATAGTGCCCGATGTAAGTGCTGATCCAAAATTAACTTGTAACATTAGGCCATTAGTAATTGTTGTGCCACTTACATCAGTTGTTGCAGTTAATCTGGCTGAACTACCGTTAGCAACAGTTCCCAATGCTACTCCACTTGCAACAGTTGTATTACCACTAAAGTTATCTGCCGCTGTCGGATGGTAGTAATCAATAGTAGGACTAATACTTGCACCAGAGTTGTTTTCTATATAGATGGAGAAAGTAACGCTGTTGCCGTTAATCTGAGCAACATCCTTACTCTCAATACGATAAATGTAATAAACGCCTGTGACACCTGATGCACCTGTGTAACGGCACATCTTCTGTGTTCCAATACCACTGATTGCATTTGTTTCTTGTGAGACTGTAATACCGCCACCGTTTGACTGAGATCGCACCCTATCTAGCGTATACGTCCCTGTTCCTGCACCTAACGTAATACTCGTCCCACGCTGTGCCACCTGCATCGCACCATTGATGATGAGATTCCTGCGCCCCAACGATGGAGATGCAGTGGTCACCACCGTCCCGGTTGATACGTCATCTGCTACGTTGGCTAAGTCTCTTGCACGAGTCATCTCTTACTCCGGCTTTGTAGGCCAAGTTACGTCATCTAAAGAAGTTGCTGTGTCTGTGATGTCACGCAGTGCCTGACGGTATGCAGTCTGTTCAGCAGTCATGGTCAGATCAGATGATGCCCACCAGTCAGTAGCGGCAATCAAACGATCACGCTCTGCACGCAATGCCTTCATAGGCTCTGCCGCTGTAAGCTCTGCTTGCTTTGCAGAGACTTCAGTCCACGTTACGCCCCAGTCTGCTGAGTTAGCTGACTCAATGGCACTACCATTAGCGTCTGCTCCAGTGACCTTGCGGAACATTTCGTTGAACTCTGCCTCTGTTGTAGGCTCTCCACGGAGAACCCATTCTGTAATATTAAGCTCTGATAAAGCCTGTGATACGCTTGCCATGTGTTTCTCCTTTAGCCTGCGATTTCAATTAGGGTGATAAATCCATCTCTTGTGTAAACGGAACCCATCCCGGACGTTCCTTTTGCGGCTTGTGTTTTGTACACGCAAGCTGTTGCTTTACCGGGTGAATCCAAATATGCATAATTTATATACGCAGTCATCATAAGATTTCCACTGCTTGTGTCAGAAGCGGCCAACCCCATAGAGTATTTACCTCCGCTATCGCTACCGGGGTTCATAAGGTCTGTAGAATCTCTAACTACCTTCCATCCCATATTAGAGTTGTTTCCATAACCAATACCGGATTGAGCTTCTGTAACTAATAATCTTTGAGTCACTAAAACAAGCACTTTACTGCTTGTACTGGAAGGAGTGATAGTTGCCGTTAAGCTAGTATCTGCGTAAGAATCAGAAGAAAAAGTTTCTGAACCAGAAAAAACAGCGTTGACTGTTTGTAAAGTGCTACCAGTAACATTCAACCCAAGATCACCCGCAGTTGGTGTCGAGCCATCAGCCAGTTGGATTTGATCGACTTTGATTATACTGCTCATCCGGCGATCTCCATGAGTGTGATGGTGTCTGTCCCGGCTACTGCTCTAAAAAATGAACCTGACCCACTTACTTTGATATACACAGTGTAAGTTGTTGCGGATGTCGTAGCAGGAGAATCATAAAACATATATGTCCCGCTGAAACCCACGTTGCCACCGGGATGATCATACATAAACTGTGGAGTGCCTGATGGCCTAAGATTAGACGCTCCACGATAAATTTGTACATATGCTTGTTCATTAGAGCCACCGTCTTGAGTAGCACTAAATGTTGCCGTAACTAAAATTTTACTAGATGTACTTGTTGGCGTAATTGTGGCCGCTAGTGTCGTAGCGATAAAACTTGTTGAGTTAGTGTTAGTTGCAGTAATAATGTCATTAGCACCTACAACCTGAATCACATGACCCGGCACTGATACACGACTCTGGAGATTCGGGGCGATGTTGTCTACATAGAGTGTTGTCATCCTGCGATCTCCATGACGTGTAAGTAGCTCGTATTAGTTGCGGTTATACTTATACCAACTTCTGCGCCGCCTGCTGTACGCCCTTGGAATACATGAGTTGTAGCCGATCCGTCCGTATTGTTTTTAAAACTTGTCACTGCAACCATCATGTGATGCCAAGCCCCACTATTGCCATAATCGTAGTGAGACATATCATAGTTATTTGCGTAACCTGCTCCATCTACAACAGTGCGTAAATGCGCTCGTGTATCCGCCCCGCCACTTCTTGATGTTCTAATATCGCAAGACCACATAAAGTAAATAAGACTTTGAGTAAGAACTGGTGTGTACGTTACACTCCAAAGGTCTGCAAAAGTTTCAGTAGAATTGTTTACATAAGTATTATTTGTGTAATATTCATGATTAACAATCTGACCACTAGCAGGAGTAAAACCACCCGCACTCGCATCCAACGTCTGCCCAGACGGGATAATCACCTTGTTCGCATTGGCCCCGCTAGTTGGCCCCTTGAGTGTTTGTACGATTAGCTCTGAAGCCATCTCAGTTCCTTATACAATCGTCAGTGTGCCGTTGACCGTCACTGTCGCATTCAATGTCAGTGGGCCAGTGGCTGATGCGTTGGTGTTAGCGGCAATGGTCACTGCAGTATCAAGGGCATCCTCATGCACCCTGAAGATGTCACCTAGGCCATTCGTAGTGTCGCCAGTAGCACCGTTCTCACCAAGGAAGTATCCCGCACCTGCCGGCCCTGCTAGTTCAAAGGTAGTGAATGCCACCACTGATAGTACGTCACCTGCAGTCGCTCCAGTAGCCAACACCACATCAGTGCCGTTAGCGGCTGTGTAGTCTGTAGGGTCTAAGTGTACACCGTTGAGGTATACGTCAAGGTAGCCCGGAGTGTACCCAGAGGTAGCAAAGGTAGTCTGGCTTGCAGTGGCTGTGAAGTTGTCACGAGTCTGCGTAGCCTGTGGTACTGGGATGTTTCCGATGTAACCTGACATTATGCACTCGCTTCCTGTAATGGTGTAAGGTCTTCATCAGTCCAGAAGTCCTTAGCTAACATGATCCGTAAGTGTTCTTTGTTTCGTGCAACACAATCAGCCCAGTCATCATCGCTCATGTCGTCTGGTTGTCCTGCGTTCAACAGGTTCACTGAGTCCATAGCGGCTGAGTAGTGCTGTGCGATTTGTTCTGCTGTGAGTTCTTCCATTATGCGTTCTCCAATGCTTCGACTTTGGCTGATAATTCCTTAACAGCGTTAATTAAATACCAGACTAAATTGTCTGTATCGACGGATAAAACACCTGTTGACTCTTCTTTGACCATCTGTGGGCAAACTTGTTGGATCTCTTGAGCGATAACACCAAGCTGAGTGCCTTCAATCTGAATGACATTTGATGGCTCAAGTTCTGTGATTTCATCTTCAGTGCGATATTCAAAGTTGCGGACTTGAATGGCATTGATCTTGTCTAGACCATCTGTGTTATCAACGATGTTCTTTTTCAGACGCTCATCTGACGTTGTTGACCAAGATGATGAATTGTTTGCCTGATAAGCACCTGAACCGCCACCAACAAAGGTCGTGTTGTTACCTTTACCTTGAGCATTGAATCCAATAACGATTTGCTCTTGCCCACTTGCACTGGACATATGAGCCAATCTTCCGATTAAGACGTTATACGAACCAGTTGTTAAATCGTTTGTCCCAGAAGCACCTGCGTAATGTCCAATGACGACATTTTCGTTTCCGGTTGTAATTGCTCCACCTGCATACCGTCCCATAACAGTATTTTGCGAACCAGTCGTAAGGTTACCTGATGCCGATACTCCGACAGCTACGTTGCTGTCTCCAGTTGTACTGGCGGATAATGCTGACCAACCTAGCGCAGTATTGAATGTAGCCGTAGTATTGCCTTGTAAAGCATTGTAACCAACAGCAGTATTATATCCTCCTGACGTAGTATATCTGAGCGCATACATACCACAGGCTGTGTTGTAACTTGCTGTGCTTGTATAAAGAGCATTGTAACCAACAGCAGTATTGAATATCCCTGTTGTATTTGAATATCCTGCTTGCATCCCGAAATAACTATTGCCACTACCAGTAGTGACGCTACCTCCTGCCTGATAACCGACTGCCGTCCCTGATGCACCTGTGGTGTTTGCTCCTAATGCGTCTCGTCCTATACCAACATTATTTGTACCTGTCGTATTAGAATCTAGCGCATATGCACCGATAGCTACACCGTCTGTGCCTGTGGTGTTGACAGCAAACGTGTTATATCCAAGTGCTGTATTATTGTGCGCTATGTTTGCAGAAAGTGAATTTCCACCAATAGCTGTATTATTACTTGTTGTGGTGTTTGCATCTAATGCTAAATAACCAACAGCCACGTTCTGTGTACCTGTGGTGTTTACAACAAGTGCCTCAAAACCGACAGCAGTGTTGTTAGAGGCAGTAGTATTATTTGCTAAGGCATTATATCCCAGTCCGGTGTTAGAATTTCCAGAACCACTAGCACTTAGTGAAGCCATACCAACAGCAGTATTATATGAGCCAGTAGCATTTGATGACATTGCTGTACGACCAACCGCAGTATTTCTTTGCCCGGATGTATTAGCTGTCAATGCCGCATAACCAAGGGCTGTGTTGTAATCACCACCTGAAGTTAAGGCATCTAAAGCCTCATTACCCAAAGCTACGTTTTCCGTACCAACCGGATAATTCCCATCCAGTTTGATTGTGCCGCCGTCTACGCTGAGATCGCCAGTTAGCGATAAATCATTTGCTGTAGTGGCTCCACGCCCCGTTACAGAATCTAAAGTATCTGCTTCAGATAGGTTGGCTAAAGACTGTGCCTTACCAATATAGCCTGCCATTAGCTTTGCTCCAGTACACTCAGGATTACGTCAGCACTGCTTGCGGTATCAGATGTCACCACAATAGTCTCTGTAGTCTCTGCAATGATCTTGCCGTCCAGTACGCTCAGGGCTGATCCTGCAGGCACTGGTGCGCCTTTCACGATGTAGGTAGACCCTAGCTGTACATCCACAGTAATGGACGATGCTGTGCGGTTTGCTACGTTGCACCCGATGACAACCGCAGTGGTTGCTGATGGCACTGTGTAGACCGTCACAGGTGATGTGCCTACAGATGCCGATGTGTAATTCTTGAACGTGTTTGCCATTGTCCTATCCTAGTGCGATTGCGAGTGCAAGAGCCTCGTCAGTTGTCCCGTATCCTGCGACTGAGTGATCACCCCATGAGTATGCAGTGTCCCAGTTGCCTGAGTTGGCTGTTGCTGATGTTAACTCTGCGGATGTAGCGTATGTGCCAAAGTCGCTGATCTGTGACTCTGTGATCGACAGTGCCGCCTGATGTTGTGTGACTGAAGACTGCGTAATGTTAGCGTCTGGTACGTTTGCCCATGTGACCGCTGTCGATAGATCGTTAGTCTCTGTGAAGCTAGTGAGATAACCAGAGTCATTAGTTAATGTGGAGATGTTGTCTCCGGGCTGAGTAGCACTATCAGCTAGTGTACCTTGTGCGGCTGTCGCATAGTCTGTAGATGCTGTCGTAGCCGCAGTACCAAGACCTAAGTTAGTACGTGCTGTAGTCGCATTAGTAAGGTCTGATAAGTTGTTAGCCGCTAATAGAAAAGAAGCGGTAGAGACTGCACCATTAACCCAAGCACTACCATCGTAGATACGAGTTACACCAGTGGATGTATTGTAATACCAATCACCTGCAGTAACTGGATCACCATTATTGTCTAATGTGGGATCAGATGTTTGCGCTCCAAGATACAAACCATCAATTGCTTCTTGTGCCGCTACAGCCTCATCTCTTGCCGCCTCTGCCGCAGTCTGTGCGCTCTGTGCCGTAGTCGCTGATGTAGCCGCATTAGTTTCTGACGTAGCGGCGTTTGTCTCGCTTGTGGCCGCATTCGTTTCACTTGTGTTTGCCGCAGATGCTGAAGATGCCGCTGAGGTTGCACTAGAAGCCGCTGACGTGGCTGAAGTAGATGCATTAGTCTCTGCAGTTTCTGCCGCTGTTTGAGCCGCTTCTGCGGCAGTCTGAGCAGTCTGAGCCGCTGTAGCCGCTGTCGATGCTGTAGTAGCAGAGCTTGCGGCATTAGTTGCGGAGGTACTTGCATTAGACTCAGAGGTAGCCGCATTAGTTGCAGAGGTAGCGGCATTGCTTTCTGAGGTTGCCGCATTACTTGCTGAAGTAGCGGCTGATGAAGCTGAAGAGGAGGCGGCTGTTGCAGATGCGGCGGCGTTAGTTGCTTGCTGAGTTACTTCAGTAACTGTAGCGTCAGTTGTTGAATCACCTGCACCACCAATACCACGAAAGATAGCCATTACACTCTCCAGTTAGAAATAAGATAGGGGAGCCTGAGTAGACTCCCCCGGACTCTGTTTATACTACAACAGAGAGTACGTTCTCTTGACGGAGAACCTTGGTGCCGTACAGAGTGTCAGCAGTGAACAAGTTCGCAAGGAACTCTTGCTTGTACTGAGTCTGTGAACGTACAGCCATTTGCTCTGCAAGAACGAAAGCGTCCTTGTGCATCATAGTCATGACACGACCAGAAGTGGTAGTACCAGTGACAGTTGGAGCGTTAGATGTAACGTAAACGTCAACACCGTAAAGCTGACCAATCTGACCGTTGTTAACACCACGACCGTTGACAAAGTCAGAAGACACGTAACGCTCAATGCCCATGATAGTGTTGCGAATCACAGGAGGGATAATCAATACACGACCTTCCATAGGAACATCAGCATCATCCAACCGTTGAATCATGTTGCGGAAAGCCGCATCAGAGAACGCTTCAAGAGCAGTAGAGTCATCGTAGTCAATCAAGACATCAGATGCACCGTTGATCTGGTAGTGAGACTGAGTAGCATCAGCACCATCAGCAGTACCTGCATCGTTTGACACGTTCAACAACTCTGCGAACAGATCGTCATCGACTTGCTTAGCAAGAGCGTAACCTGCATCGTCAGTGTAGAAACGGCGGAGTGAATCCAACGCCTGTACTTCTGTGATGTCCTCGATCAAGCGTGAGTATTCGTAGTGCTTGTCGATAGTGATTATAACTTCTGTGTTAGCAGTCTGTTGAATTGTTACAGTGTCAGCCGCTGTCTTAGCATTGGCCGCGCCACGGACAGGCTTAGGAATGTGAAGAGTATCACCTTTCTTACCAGTCATAGGCATTTTGTTTACGAGGTTAGCAAGAACGAGGTTTTGCTTGTACGCCGCAATGATTTCATCTGACCACAGTTCTGGAATGAACGTAGCCGCGTTTGCTAAAGTAACGGTATTGTTACTTGCGGGGGTTAAGTTTGCCATTGTAAATATCTCCTAATAGCTATTTAACTCGACCCTCAGCATATGCTTGGCGAATCTCAGCCGCCAGTTCTTGATATCTGTTAGGGTCTGTTTGCATAAGTTTAATAATATCAGCACGACGATAGACTTTACGACTTGGCTTTTCGCCTGACCCTTTAGCAGTACCAGTAGAAGCAGATTTTAACTGACGCTTACGGTCAGCCTCTTGCATCTCAACAGTTTCACTAACTAAGTTCTGACGTTCCTTCCAAGTATTTAAAAGTTCATCAGCACTGTCAAAGTCAAACCGTTGGTCTGCACGTTGGTACAATTCAGTCCGTACCTTAGAAGCCGCTACCCATTCTCCAAACCTACTATCCTGAATGATTTCATTGAAATCGGGATGGCTACGTTGGAGTTTGTTTAGGATCTCCTGTTGCTTCATGGCGCGAGTAACTTCTTCTGCTTCCCTAATTTTAGGATGCTTCGCAATTGCTCGCTCTACTGCTTTCTTTGGATCATCAAAGAAATCAATGTCGTCTTCTTCGTCTTCTTCTTTTTGTGGGCTATTGGCTTCAAGTTGCGTCTTTACGAAATTATCAACTATCTGACGTAACTCACCAACTTCTGATGATTGTTTACCTAAAAGTTTCTCAGCCTCTTGATGCATTCGGACAACATCTTTGATATCCTTACCCTGATATTTCTCAGGAATGCTTTCTTCTTGTGCTTCTTGAATCTCTTCAGGTTCTGCAGGTTGTTCCTCTTCCGGAATCTGCGTCTCTTCATCTTCTAAGTTAGCGAGTGCTTCCCCGTCTTCTGGTTGATACTCGGGACTCTCATCTATAAAACGTGCCATATTGTTAAACTCCGTGCCGTAGCATTATGGAAAGTTATTTACGTGCGGCTCTCTCATGATCCTTAGCCCACCTATCGTCTTTATCCGGCCAACCGTGACCAACGAAATGTGTTCGGACAGGAGAGATTATCCGTACTGATGTTTCACCGCATTCCTTACAGGTTGAGAAGTCACAGTCTGACGAGTCAGCCCAGTCTTCCTCTGTATGGTTACATACGGTGCATTTATAATCGTATCGCCTAAGCATTATTTCGGCCCCTGCAATACGTCATAAGCTGTTTTGATACCTGTCTCAAAGCGTCTCACTCTGAACAGTGCATCGCGTTCACCTTTGACAAACGCTAAATGTGTTTCATTCTTAATATCTTCTATACGATGTCTATCAAGAATTTCGTTGATCTCTTCGATGAATTGTTTCCAACCATCTGTCATGAACAGATCAAAATAAGTTTCGTAATACTTTTGTTCTTCAGGACTCAAAGAGTTTCTCCTAATTTATAAGCAAATATTATACCATACTTTTATTCATTTGTCAAGTCTTTTGGCACACTTTTTGCAGGCTTAGTATTACGAGGAGTCTTAGTATCTTCTAAGTCTTTGATACGGCTGTCAAGTTTTGTCAAGATACCATTCATTTGATCAATGATTTCTTGGAACTCACGCTTGGTAACTACCATTAGATTTCCTCATTTGTTGTTCAACTATGTCTTCTTTACTTGCAATCTCACGTTCTTTGAGTACAAGCTCTGCAAGTTTAGCTCTACGCTCAAACTCTTTATCTACGTCATCACTACCGCCTGCCTTAAGCTGTACCGCAATACGACGTGTCTCTGCATCCAATGGAAGCAATTGCGACTCAATCTCATTCTGTTGTACACGCGATTGAATCTCAGCAGTTTGTGCTTGGATATTTTTAATGGTCTCTTCCTTCTGAGCCATTTCCATTTGTACTTGCATCTGTTGCATTTCTTGTTGTTGAGGATCAGGTTGGTTAGCCTGTTTCAATCCTTCAATGATTTGCTCACGGTTGCTTAAGTTCATATTATCCACAATTGATTCAATCAACATTGGATACATAGGAGACTCAGGACTCATAGTTTGTAGTAACTGAACTAACTGAGTGACTTCATATTCACGAGCAATAATCCCAAGTGAACTGCTTGCAACAAACTTAAAGTCTTTGATTGGATACAACTCAGGACTGAATTGCATATACCGATGAGCCGCTTTAGTTACAAACGGTAGTAAGAACGAGTCTTGGAAGTTAATCAATGTACGCTTGTGCCGCTTAATAATAGCACCCAGTGACATTGAAATACCTGCCGCTGTTGAGTCTCCATTGATTGACCCAGGAATCCCTGCGGCATCAATAGCACCTGTTGCTTGCTGTACCATCTGCTGTAGGGTAGCCGCTTGGTTAAAGGTATTAGGATCAAGCGTACCAAAATTAAATGGCTGAAGGATCTCTGAAGGGTTACCATTAGTCAAGATTGCTTTGCCCGGACGTACCTCTAGCTTAGCACCACGAGGGAGCCTAGAAGCGTCTACAGCCATCATTGGATGTACAGTCAATGCCAAGGCATCAATACGTGCGCGTAGTTCGGTGTCAAGGGCTTTTTGTGCGTTGTAGCCTTTCTCACAAATACCACGCCCCCAGAAACGACTAGGTACTACATCCCAAGGGAAAGCAATAACAGGACGATCCTGCATCATGTATGGGTTTGCTTCAATCTTAAGAAGAGTACCACCATTAGCAATAACAACAATTGCTTCGATGTATCCGCTGTATTCTTCTAGTTCTTCGTCAGTAGGTTTGTCTTCGCCTTCAGGATCATACAGAGCTTCTTCAAATAACTCACGAGGAACAAGACCATAATACTTTGTTAGACGAACCTTATCATCCATGTAAATTGTTAGATCTTGATCAGGCTCAATGTCTGTATCAGGAGCCGCTACAGCAACGTCAACGTCACGATAGATGCCTGCTTCTTGAGCAATCTCAATTTGATGTAAAGGTACAAACTCATCAATTGCTACACCCAATGCTTCTTCAATACTTGTAGCAACTGGATCAATCAAAAAGTTCTGAGGCATAACCGGACGTAGCTTAACAAGAGTACGAGGTTGTTCTGTCACACCTACGGCTGTCATCTCACCGTCCATGATTGGTTGAGTTGCAGGACGTAGCTCATTGACTTCATCCAAAATGATTTCACCAATTCCTGTACCAAAGACAGCAGAGTTAATTAAACATTCTGCAATTGCCTTACGAGCTTTAGCAAAAGTCATATCCTCATCAAGTTGAGTACGTAAGACTTGGATGTCTTGTGGTTGCTCATCAGCAAAGTCATCCTTGATGTCAAACCATTTACCACGCCCAAAGGTTGCTTCTTCTACTTCAGCAACAGCAGACTCAACAGCTTGTTGTAATGCAGGAGAGATAAGACGTGAACGCTCTGATGCACGCATTGAATCTTCTTCAGCCCAGATGCCACGCCATAGACGATAATACTCATCAAACTTTTCTTGATAGTTTGACTCAAAGTGGTCACGCCATTGGTTGCACTTGTGTATAACCCAACCTTCTAATGATGTGGGGTCTTCGTGGTTATGATCATAGTCCATGTTAATATCCTGCTACAGGGTCTAAAATTTCAAAGTCGTCTTCTTCATAATCGTAGAAGTACGACACTTTTGCTAACTGGTCAATGTATGCCAGAGCATCTACTAAGTCATCATGCACTAGGGCATTGGGAAACTGAAACAACTCATCAAGAAAGTTAGCAGTCCAGTCGCCTTTGTTTAATGTTATCTGTCCGTGTTCAAAACGTCCTTGCAAAGCCCACACAACACGATCAGTTTTTTTCTTGTTGCCGTGTGTCAACTCTTCCACTCTGAAGAATCTTTGTTTGGACTTCATCACGTCTGTAAGATAAGGCAGTACCGCATTCTTCAATGCCCCTTTTTCGATACCAACCGCAACTGGTTGATAATGTTCTACAGCATCGAATATTTTCTTGGCGGTCTTTTTGATATCCCATCGTCCATGTACAATATCCGCTACCCACCATCCGTTCTCACTTGCTTTAACAATTGCAATTGCTGTTTGGTCAAGTTTTTTATTCTTAGACTTGGTAGCCGATTCCACATCTGCGAAACCTGCTAAGTCAACTGCAATGTAGTAATCACCAAGTTCTGGTTCTTCGTCATCAAACTGTATCCAATTTTCTTTGAATACTTCACTGCCTGATGCTTCAAACGAGGCAAGGAACTCTTGACGGAATGCATAGCTAGACATTGACTTCTTGGCTGTGTCAATCTCTTCAGGGTCTAGCAATGGGTTATCGTATGATGTAAAGTGCCACGCCTTGTAGCTATCATCATCTCCTAACTCTGCATAGTGATACAGTTCATAGAAGTGGTTACGTCCCATCGGTGTACCAATAAACATGGCTTCACCCTTCTGGTCAGCAAGCGCAGGACGTAGGATCTGTTCCCACACACTAGGCTTCATATCCGCATATTCGTCCATAACAAGGAACTTTAGGGATACACCACGCATCGTCTCTGGCCTGTCAGCACCCTTCAGTGAGATAGTGCAACCGTTAATAAGAGTGATTTGCAAGTTGTTAATGTGGGATGTTTTAATAACAGGATGTGCTAACTCTAGCAGAGTAGACCACATAATGTCACGAGCCTGCCCCTGAGTCGGAGCAACATAAAACACATGACCACGGTTTGTTTGCAGTCCATAGATAATCAACTGCCACGCGGCTAGACGAGACTTACCAGTACGCCGCCCTGCCGCTACAATCTTGAATCGTGTTGGATCGTTAAAGACTTCCTGTTGCCAAGGAAGCAACTCAACATTAAGCTCCATTGATATTTACATTTGGATCTTGTGGAGAAGCGGCACTTGCAGAAAAGAAACTAGATAACTCATCTGCAATCTTCCGACCTGCTTTACCAATACGTAGCTCAGTAATTGAAGGTAAACTTTCTGGAGGAATATCTGAAGCACCACGAACTCGACGCAACCGAATATCATTATCCTTCAAACTATATGAAGATACTTCAACTTTATCGCCTGTGTTACCACCAACGTACCATACTGTGTCGCCTTCAACTTTAACAACAATACCCGCATGAGCAGGTCCAGTATTATATTTCTTTCGCGTAGCTTCGTCATGGAATTTAACCATTATGTCACCGGGCTTAGCTAACTCAGGAGAAACCCCTACGCCTGCTTTGGCATAGGACGAGGCACGTATTTGATTAAAGCTGTCTTGCCCTAGTTCTTCTTGAGGGTTGACACCTGAGTCACGTAGTACCTGTGTAACAAATGCCGCACACCACGGAGTTTCTTTTGCAAACTGTTCTGGTGTCATATCTGCACGCCAGTTACCCACAGCATTATCAAAGAATCCACGTATTGCTTCTGCTCCTTCCTTGTCATCTTCTGACATACCAAGATACTTCATGGCTACACTTGCAGGGTTCTTAGATGCAGCGATGTCTGCTACAGCTTCTACAGGAGGAGGCTCACCAACCTTAATAACATTCTCTTCAGGAACTTCAGATACATCAGCACGCGCAGAAGGGATTAACATATTCACTAATCCTGCTCCTATGTCTCCTATTGCGCCAAACATACTGTCTACCATGCTAGACTCTTCTTCCACAGGAGGAACAACCTCAGCAAGGTTACGTGGCTCTACAGGTGCAGGAGCATCAAACTCTGATTCCAAGGAAACAACTTCATCCTCTGGTGTATCAGGTAGGAGAATGTCTTGACCTGCACGGATCATGTTAGGGTTTGTAATCTCTGGGTTCAATGCTAGGATCTGTTCCAGAGTTGCGCCTTGATTCTGTGCGATCTTACCTAGAGTATCGCCTGCTTGTACTTTATACGCCACGCATTATCTCCACGAGTTCTTCGCCACGGCGTTTAACCTGACGATACCACTTTGAATCTACCATCTCATCTGCGGCCTTGGAGTAGTTCCCCTCATTGACAGCAGTAATCATATTCTTAAACTTACCTAAGCGTGAACGCCCTAGATTAAACGCCATGTTCACTAACACACGCTGTACATCTTCAGGATGTGAGCTAAAGTTTAGGAACAATGCACTTGCATCTACGCAAGCGGCGTTACAATCATCATGGAATACTTGGAGGATACGCTCATCAGTCACTGGTGTACCAACAGGCCACGTATGTTCCATATCATTTTCCGTAACCATGTGACCAATCCCAAAGGTAGGGTAGTTCTCAGAACATAGATAGATTTCTGTTACGTATCCTTCGTGTTTAACAAGGTCTTCCTTGATGACATCAATCAGATTCGGGGGTAACATCAATTATATCCTCGTCATTTGTGATTACAGTTTCTCCACCTACACCAGTGATGGTAATAGATACAGCAGATCGCCCCATATTGTTTTTATCTTTCTCGAAATAACTAACGGGTAACATACGATCCATTAATAACTTCCATGCCGCCGCTTGATTCTTGTGTTCATCGTCTAATGCGGCACTCATAATACTATCGAGTACCTTTTGCGACCGTGGAGAGGACAACAATCGGGCTTTGAACTCATTGATTGCCGCCGCATCGCCGGGAGGTCTTCCTCTAACACCGCGATTGCCCGGCTTCTTGGATTCAACAAGACTCTTCTTGGGTCTTCCACGCTTTTTAGGTTGAGTATTCTCAGTCATTCTGTACTCTATGTAGTTTATCGCAAGAGATTATTACTTTTAAATATTAATTCTTTTGCATATGTCTCTTGCGTATCTCTTTAGTGCTAATATTGTAGCATACTTTTTAGTAAATGTCAAGCTCTTTTTAAAGATCAGTACAGATTCCCTTTACTCAGCGGGTTTCAGTAGACTGTTCTCCGCAGTGCGCGATTGATTTTTACTATTAATAACAATATACTTATAGCTCTTTTACGCAAATGCGAACCATTCTTATTTAAATCCTAATTTCACCCTTTATTGTGTCTAAGCAGGTACACTATATTCGACGTACTGTTGTGCGCCTCCCCCGCCCCTCCATAGTTGGCACGCCTCTTGCATGGAAAAGTTGGCATAGTTCTTGCTAGATAACGCAATCATTGCCCCAGACTATTGAATGTGAGGGTCTGATAAGTACCCGCTATAGCCTCCCCATAGTATTAAACTATCACCCCAGCCATATCGATAGAAATATACAAGGTTAACTCGGTTAACAATTGCTTGCTATCTACCCTGACTCTGGTAATATGTACATATGGTCAATAACAAATGATCATAAATTAAATAGTAAATATATAGACTGGAGGGTCTCATGACTACTAAAAACGAAGCGATTCAATTCGATGGGAAAGGTGCGTCTTACGCGAAGTTCTTGAATACTGATGTGGAGTTGATTGTAAACTCTACTGATGGTAAGCAAGTGGATAACATGATTGACATGGTTAACTCGGTTAACCTCGACAAAGATATCATTAAGGCCTATTGCGCTGATTTTGATTCCATGTTACTCGCGTCCGGACGGGATAAGAAAAGCATCAAGGCGCTGAAATCAGCGAGAAAATGCATCCTAGATTTTGCACTAGGCATCCGCAAAAAGCAACAGGAGCAACCCGAACTATGGGGAAATGGCGAAGGTAAGACAATGGTCGTTCAAGAATTCAAGGGCGCCACCAATATCAACGCACTGGCCGGACTCTGCCGCGAAGCCGAAGGGGATGAGGCGCAACCAAAGAAATGGGATCTCGGCGAGAAGATGAATGCACTGATCGAGAAAGCATTCGAGGAGGGATACAGCCAAGCCGATATCCAGAAAGCATTCAAGGAACTGACCGCCGCACCGAAAGCGGCATAATCGAGAGAGGGGCGAAAGCCCCTTTTTCTTTGTCTAAAATAAATTTTTTTACGCCGGATTTACTGGGTCTGCTGTGTTATACTGTGCTTACACAGTCGGGCGACAGTATGCATTCCGGCTGTGAAGTTAACTTGGTTAACCTGTGGAGGGTTGCAAAATGATTACAGTTAAAACATTACTTGGTGCGTTCATCAGCGAAGTTGTTGAGGATATTACAAGACCTGAAGACGTTGATAAATATGCTGTGGCTTACAACGAACCGAAGACTTTCGAGCCTCGCGTGAGTTGCAAGATTGGTGGTGCTTATTGGGCGATACGTCATGTTGCGCGTGAGTTATCGTATGATCAAGCTCGTGATCTTGAGACAAGAATGCAAGAGTTCTTTCACACTCATTGTCGTCAGATCATGGAAGCATATGAAGGGATAGACACTCCGGAGTTTCAAGACTGATGGAGTTCTTTGTACTGTGGCTTGGCCTGTTGGCCTTTATTGGGGCGGCGCATTTGCTGTCCCAAGTTATTTCTAATTTCTTGAGAGGGTTAAAATAATGTTCAAGAATCATAATCCAATTATCAATGCGTATATGCAAGAGAACCATGAGCAAATGAGCATGGGTATTATGTTTGTTGTGCTGTCTGTGAAGACACCATTCCATACGATGAAGCGTCAGATGGACGACTACAGGGTTAACCAAGTTAACTCTAAGTATGTGTGGGGATTCAAGATTGACACTCACAATTATCTGCAAGAACACGGCAAGGAATTGTATGATGATCTCATGCAGTTGTGGATGTCACCGAAGAAAGAGTTTGGTGGTACTCAGGATCAGAAAGATGCGGCGATGTTGTTGCGTCTTGTCGAAGTGCCTGGACTCCGCGCTGTCAAGGCAGGCTTTGTCATGCAGATGATGTTCGGTCGTGTTGGTTGTTTTGATGTGCATAACTTGCGACGATTCCGCAAGGTAGATCCCAAAGACTTTACATTCTCTGACATCACCAAGCCGCAGACTAAGTTTGCTAAGCTGATGAACTACGTCAGCCTGTGCAAGGTCAATCGTAGTACAGAGAAACTGTGGGACTCATGGTGTGAGCAATTAGTTTACAAGCCATGTAACCGTGGGCGTTTTGCAGATGGCAATGAAGTATCTCAGATGCACGTTGCCGCGCTGATCGGTTAATCCTCCCATCCTGAGCATGATGTAAAACTGCTTGTCTTTAAAAGTGTATGACATATAGGTACATAACCATGATGATATTCAATTACAGTAGCAAGAAAGAAATGCGTGAGCATATTGGTCAGCGTCTTAACTACACTGAGACATCCTACTTTGGTCCAGAGTACAGACCTAATGGTGTGTTGACAGGCTCTAACAGACCACAGCTTACGACTAACAAAGGTCGTGAGTTTTTTGCACAGGTCACAATGAGTGACGGTTTGATAGCAGAGGTGAAGTAATGAAAGCAGTATTAGTAGATCCATATCTCAAGACGATTGAGAATGTAGAAGTGAATGACTACACAGATATCAGTAAGCATTTGCAGTGTGATATCTTCTGCAGTGGTGGTTATGATGAGGGCGGTGATGCAATCTATGTCAATGACAATGGGTTACATGAGGAGTCTGAGTTCTGGTATGCCCCTGATATATACCCTGATCCGTATGCAGGTCGTGTGTTGTTCCTTGGTATTGATGCGGGAGGTAACTCCAAGGATGCATGGCTTGATGCAGAGGATGTTGCGGACATTGACCACAAGTTTATGACCCGTGATGAAGTAGGTAGAATGTATGGGGTGATGTATGTCAACTAGCTTATACAAAGATGGTCATGAGTATTACGGTACTCATTGGTGGTATGACCCAGAGGACAATGAGTTCTGTCTCAATGTCGTGTGGAAGTTTGAGAAGGGTTATGATATCCCTGACTCATGGCACTTGCAGTCTGTTGAGTTGGAAGACTACAGCCAGAGTTTGCCACAAGGGTTCATCGAGGAAGTCAAGTGGATGTGTGGAACAGACAGAGAGATCTGGCGTTATGTTGTGGATGAAGGACCATCAATGAAAATGGAAGAGGTAAGTTACGAATAACACTCGCGGGGTTAACCAAGTTAACCTCGTATTTTTTTTGTATATACAAGGTAGAACACAATGGCTAATTATGATACAGATCGTCCTTATGCACCACGCGGATCGAAGCATCACAACGCAAAGATTGATGAGAGCGATGTTCGATTGATTCTTGAGTTGAATCAAGAGCGCATACGCGCCAAAGAAAAACTTGACAGCCTATCTCAGCGGGCTATCGGTGAGAAGTTTGGCATCAGCAAGCAACGTGTGTGGGAAATTGTCAATGCCCGTGATGGGGCGTGGAGTCACGTTTGAGATTTTTATTCGGGTGTGTTATACTAGTCATCTTACTGTACTTAATAAGGAGCGCACAGTTGTGAGATGCCTATCGTGTAACGTAGAACTGACAGACTTTGAGTCCACACGCAAGAGTGCTGAGACCAATGAATTCATAGACTTATGCAATCATTGTTATACCTTTGTTAAGGATGAGGTAAAGGCTGTCGAGCGAATGGATCTAATGCATGAAGATGATGATGATCTTTTTCAAGCAGACTTTCGTCCTGATTCGTGATATAATATTACTTTAAAGACATATGCAAGAGATAATTATTATCTTAGTTATCTCTTACATCTACTTAGGAGTGCTGAAGTGTATAAAGATTTAAATATTCCTGTTGACGATTTTACTCTTGCGATGGAAGAGATGATTCAACATCAAGTTCTTGTTGACACTTGCGATTTGATTTATCGTTATGGATTACATCGAGTGCTGACTTCTCTTGCAGACTACTGCGCTGACAACAAGGAGTCATATGCGCTATCATTGATGGCAGATTTCTACAAGGAGAATGAGCGTGCCATTTGTCAAGACGCACCAACCATGCAGTGACTGTGGCTCAAGCGATGGGCTGTCATACAACGATGACGGTTCATCCTTTTGCTTTGTCTGCGAGGCATACACAGGCTCACAGAGCGACGATTACACACCAACCCATAGGGAGGTACAGGTGGAAGCTAAACAACTGACTGATACTCAACTGTCTAAGTTCCAAGACGCAGGGTATCGTACAATTATTGACCGTGGTATCAGTAGCGATACCGCCAAGGCATACAAGTGCTCTGTCGCTGACGGCACTACATTCTTTGGCTACTGTAATGCGAGTGGTCAACTCGTGGCACAGAAGGAACGTGCAGAGGACAAGCAGTTCTCAATCGCAGGTGACTGGAAGAGTGCTGTGCTGTACGGACAGAATCTATTCAGCAAGGGTGGTAAGTACGTCACCATTGTTGAGGGAGAGTTCGATGCGATGGCGGCATACCAAATGCTAGGGTCTAAGTATCCGGTGGTTTCGGTACGGAACGGTGCGGCCTCTGCCGCCAAAGACATCCGCGCTCAGTATGAGTGGTTAGATTCCTTTGACAACGTCGTGATCTGCTTTGACGGTGACGATGCAGGCAAGCGTGCGGCATCACAGGCGGCAGAGATCTTTGGTAGTAAAGCCAAAGTCTTTATGCACCTCGATGGTATGAAGGATGCGTGCGACTATCTTCAGAACAAGAAGATGAAGGAGTTCACTGACAAGTGGTGGTCTTCTGAACAGCACGTACCTGATGGTATTGTTGCGGGTGGTACTCTGCTTGAGGAGGTAATGAAACCTGTTGCCCCATCGGACTGTGATTACCCATTCGCAGGGTTAACCAAGTTAACCTATGGTGTACGTAAGGGTGAGCTAGTGACTATCACTGCAGGATCTGGACTAGGTAAGTCACAGTTTGTGCGAGAGATTGTATGGCACATCTTGAATAAGACAGAGGACAACGTAGGTCTGATGTTCTTAGAGGAGTCAGTGCGGAAGTCTGCGCTGTCTATCATGTCGCTTGCGGCAAATCAACCACTGCATCTACCAGACTCAGATGCCACTGAAGAGGAGAAGCGTGATGCTTTTAGCAAAACTCTTGGGACTGATCGCATATATCTCTTTGACCATTTCGGTAGCACTAGCGTCGATAACATTATTAATCGTGTCCGATATCTTGCTAAAGGATTGGGGTGTAGTTATATATTTCTCGATCATATTAGTATCGTGGTGTCTGCTCAAGCCAGTGGTGACGAACGTAAAGCGATAGATGAGATCATGACCAAGCTCCGGATGTTGGTGCAAGAGACAGGTATATGTCTTATCTGTGTCTCACACCTCAAGCGTCCTGAAGGTAAGGGACATGAGGAAGGGACAGCTACATCACTGGCACAGTTGCGTGGCTCTGGTTCTATCGCACAGCTATCTGACATGGTGATTGGTCTGGAGCGTAACGGTCAGGCTGAGGATATCACTGAGCGTAATACCACTCGCGTGCGGGTACTGAAGAATCGTTTCTGTGGTATCACTGGTCCTGCTTGTAGCTTGCTTTATACTCACGCAACAGGTAGAATGACTGAGGTAAAAGATGAGGAGTTATGATGAAGGTATTGGTACTCGACATTGAGACCAACCTAACGCACGACAGAATCTGGTGCTGTGGATGTAACTACGACAGTTATACATCTGTATACACAAACGCACAGAAAGTCCAAGAGCTAGTGGACAAGGCTGATGTAGTAGTAGGTCACAACATCATTGGGTTTGACGGGCCAGTGTTGTCACGGATTTGGGGAGTAAAGATTCCCCTCTCCAAAGTTCGTGATACTCTGGTCATGTCAAGGCTATGGAATCCACAACTGGAGGGTGGCCATAGTCTACGTGCATGGGGCGAACGTCTTGGTGATTACAAACAGGACTTCACTGATTTCAATGGCGGTCTTACTGAACAGATGGTTGAGTATTGTTCTCAAGACGTGAACTTAACAGTCAAGTTGTACAAACAATTGTGCAAAGAACTAGAAGACTACAGTGTGTCTATTGATCTGGAACACAGCATCGCTTTTATTATGAAGAGGCAAGAGGACAATGGATTCAAACTCAACGAGAAAGAAGCTATCACTTTGTTGGCTCAACTTAAAGATCGAATGGCTTATATTACTGATCACTTGCAAAATATATTTCCTCCGATTGTGGAAGAGCGTTGGTCAGAGAAGACAGGCAAGCGTCTCAAAGATGGGGTTACCGTATTCAATGTGGGGTCAAGACAACAGATCGCACAGCGTCTTCAGGAGCGTGGTGTTAAGTTTACTAAGAAGACTGAGAAAGGTACTATCATAGTTGATGAGGGTACACTCAAGGCTATTGATCTGCCTGAAGCGCAGTTGATCGCTGAGTACCTGATGATACAGAAGCGTGTCGGTTTGCTTGAGTCATGGATTGATAACCTCAAGGATGACGGCAGGGTACATGGTAGGGTGATTACTAATGGTGCTGTTACTGGACGTATGACCCACCAAAAACCAAACATGGGACAAATCCCCAGTGTCAACAGTGAGTATGGACCTGAGTGTCGTGGTCTGTGGACTGTTGATGATGGTCATGTCTTATGCGGCACGGACTTAAGCGGGATCGAGTTGAGATGTCTTGCCCATTATATGCAGGATGATGAGTGGACAGAGGAGTTATTGAATGGAGATATCCATCAGAAGAACGCAGATGCCGCAGGCATTACGAGACCGCAGGCTAAGACTCTCATCTATGCAACCCTTTACGGCGCGGGACCCGCAAAGATTGGTAGTATTGTCGGGGGAGGTGCGCGTCAGGGGCAAGAGGTCTTGTCGCGCTTTTATGCTAACACCCCTGCGTTATCAAGACTTATGGAAAAAGTTAAGAAAGTGGCGAGCAAAGGGTACGTACCGGGGTTGGATGGTAGAAGGATCATTGTTAGATCTGAGCACGCCGCACTCAACAGCCTCCTTCAAGGTTGTGGGGCTATCATTGCAAAGCAGTGGTGTATTGAAGCACACCAAAAGTTTAAGCGACTTTGCTTACCTGTGCGACAGGTTGCATTTGTACACGATGAAATTCAAATTGAAACAGAGGAGAAGTATGGTGAAGAGGTTGCACAGATCATGTGCGACTCTGCCTCACAAGCAGGGCTTACCTTGGGCTTTCGATGCCCAGTAGATGCCGAGTCTAAAATTGGTAAGACTTGGTTTGACACACATTAATTTGTGTGCTATAATATATAGACTCACTTCCGTAGGAGAAAAGTATGAGTAACTTAATTAAACTAGACAACGTCGAACTGTTCTGGCCTAACCTTTTCGAGGTCAACAAGTTGTCACAAAAGTTTCAGGTAGACTTGGCTAACCTGTCAACAGATCAGATCGATCAGATCGAGACGACTGGTGTGCAGATCAAGTCGAAAGACGATGAGCGTGGGTTCTTTGTAACCTGCAAGTCTAAGTATGAGATCACTCCATACGACAAGAACGGTGAAGCTATCAGCCGTAACGTCCTTGTTGGTAATGGTTCGCGTGCGACTATCATGGCGAAGCCTTACTCTTGGAAGTCTCCAACAGGACAGACTGGTATCTCTCTTGGTATCGTCAAGCTCATGGTCACTGAGTTGAATCAGTATGTGCCTGAAGAAACTAAGGCAGACGTGACGGTAGAAGAAGACACCCTGTGATTGCGCTGATTGACGGTGACATCCTTTGCTACCGCATTGGGTTTGCAACCAACGAAGAATCTGAGAGTGTGGCTATCAGGACGATGGCCTCCTTCTTGGAGGAGATGTTGATGTTTGAGATAAACGTATCAGACTGGCAGACTTACCTAACTGGTAAGACCAACTTCCGATTTGATGTTGCAGTCACCGCCCCATACAAGGGAAACCGCAAAGGTGAAAAGCCTACGCATCATGCACTGTTGCGTGAGTACCTTGAGCTATCATGGAATGGTGTAGTATCTGATGGGTGTGAAGCTGATGATGAGATCGCTATTGCGGCAACCTCACATGGTGACGACTCTATCATTGTTTCTCTTGACAAAGACTTTGATCAGGTGCAGGGATGGCACTACAACTTTGTTAAGAAAGACAGGTACTACATCACGCATGAGCAGGGATTACTCAACTTCTATATGCAGTTCCTTGTTGGAGACCGCATTGATAACATCATGGGTGTCAAAGGTATTGGGCCTAAGAAGGCTTACAAGTTACTCAATGGACTGAGTGAAAAAGAAATGTTTGATACTTGCGTTGAGCAATTAGGTAGTGTTGAACGTGCAGTAGAGAATGGAAAACTACTGTACCTTCAGCGTCAACAAGGAGAGCAATGGGAGCCGCCAAGTGAAGACACAGAGCGCGAAAGCAAAGGGAAGGAAACTACAACAATGGACAGCGGAACAGATACTACAGACGTTCCCGCATCTGGAGAGTGATGATGTTAGATCAACCAGTATGGGTGTTAGTGGCAGTGATGTTCAACTTAGCCCTCTGGCTCGCAAGTCTTTCACGTATGATGTCGAATGCAAAAGCCTTGCGAGAGTTGGAGTCTATCGTTTTGTTGACCAGTGCAACAATCGAGGTGATGCACAGCCACTTGTCATCGTTAAAGAAAACAGACGAAGACCTCTCGCAGTCTTAGATGCCGAACACTTTTTTGAATTGTTGAGGTTAACCAAGTTAACCACAGGAGACTGATATGAAACATATGGTCATACCTGACACGCAAGTGAAGCCGGATCATCCGACTAGCCATCTGCGTTGGGCAGGAGAATATGCCGTAGAGAAGAAGCCTGATGTAATCGTACACATCGGTGATCATTTTGATATGCCTAGTCTATCTACCTATGATGTCGGTAAGAAATCGTTTGAAGGTAGGCGATACATCAATGACATCAATGCAGGTGTCGAGGCAATGCAAGAGTTCCTTGATCCTATTCGTAAGGAACAAGATAGACTCAAGCGTAACAAAGACAAGCAGTGGAACCCTCGCTTAGTATTTACATTAGGTAACCATGAGTATCGTATTGCTCGCGCTATCAATGCAGACCCTAAGCTAGAAGGTCTCATGTCCTTTGATGATCTGTACTTGACAGAGATGGGATGGGAAGTGTATGATTTCTTACAACCTGTGGTTATTGATGGTGTCTGTTACAGCCATTATTTTGTTAGTGGTGTTATGGGAAGACCAGTAAGTTCTTCTAATGCACTAATCAATAAGCAACATATGTCATGTGTGATGGGTCACGTACAGGATCGTAGTATCTCTTACGCTCGACGCGCTGATGGTAAACGAATCACTGGTCTGTTTGCAGGTATCTATTATCAACATGATGAAGAGTATCTGAACCCGCAGACTAATGGATCATGGTCTGGTATCTGGATGTTACATGAGGTAATGGAAGGTACGTTCGATGAGATGCCAGTGTCTATCAATTATTTGAGGGAGCGTTATGCCTGACTTAAATGAGATGGCTAGGAACTATCAGCTTGGTGGCACACACTACACCGACAAGAAGGTACAGCCTTGGGATGCTATGCAGGAATGGATGACTGAAGAGCAGTTCAAAGGTTTCCTAATTGGTAATGTGATCAAATACATTGCTCGCTTTCAGGATAAAGGTGGCGTGTTAGACTTACAAAAGTGCAAACATTACCTTGACAAACTCATAGAAGTGTGGTAAAATAGATGCTTACGCTTGAAGATATTAAAGATAAACTCAAGCAGTTGGATGAGGTGACTCTGATGGAAACATTAGAACTCACCTCTGAAGATTTGGTTGACAGGTTCTCTGACCTGATTGAACAAAAACAAGATACACTGGAGAATGATTTCGATGACTCAACACCTTGGGATAACGATTGACTATGAAAGAGACTTTCGCCTCAGTGACCAAGCGACTACGCTCATGCAAGATTACTATATGCTTGCTCATGAGCAGTCTCCTCAGCAGGCGTTTGCTCGCGCGGCAGTGGCTTACTGCGATGGGGATCTGGATTTGGCACAACGTATTTATGACTATGCCTCAAAGGGTTGGTTCATGTTTGCGTCGCCTGTCTTATCTAATGCCCCAGAACCGAACGGAAGGATTAGTGGCTTGCCTATTAGTTGCTTCCTTACTTATGTGGCTGACTCTCTTGACAGCCTTATTGAACACAATGGTGAAGTAGCATGGCTTTCCGTAAAGGGCGGAGGTGTGGGTGGGCATTGGTCAGACGTGAGAGGGATCTCCGACAAAGCACCGGGACCGATACCGTTCATGAAAGTAGTGGACGCACAGATGACAGCGTACAAACAGGGGAAGACACGGAAGGGAAGCTACGCGGCGTACCTAGACGTAAGCCATCCTGATATCGAGGAGTTCATCAACTTTAAAGTAGCGACTGGTGGTGACATCAACCGCAAATGTTTTAATCTTTTTAATGCTGTGAATATCACAGATGATTTTATGGAGTGTGTAATCAATGGAACAGAATGGAACCTTGTTGATCCCAACACAGGAATTGTTAGAGATACAATCCAAGCTCGTAAACTTTGGCAACGAATACTTGAAGCTCGCTTCAGAACTGGCAGTCCTTACCTTAACTTTATCGACACAGCCAGAAGAGGTTTACCGGAAGCTCAAAGAAAACTTGGACTGTCAATTAATGGCAGTAACCTCTGCAACGAAATCCATCTCGCAACAAGTGAAGAACGCACAGCAGTCTGTTGCCTCTCCTCAGTCAACCTTGAGCGATACGATGACTGGAAATCAAGCGGCATGGTTGGAGACCTTATCAGATTCTTGGACAACGTCCTTCAATTCTTTATTGACAACGCACCAGAAGAACTATCAAAAGCTGTCTACTCAGCTTACAGAGAACGCTCAGTCGGTCTTGGAGCAATGGGCTTCCACGGCTACCTCCAAGGCAAAGGCATAGCTTGGGAGTCATGGCAAGCGGCGAGTGAAAACTACAACCTCTTCAAGGACATCAAATCCCAAGCACTTGAGGCCACGTACTCGCTCGCTGTGGGACGTGGTGAGTGTCCTGATGGGGTGGGTTATGGTATTAGAAATATGCATCTGTTGGCTATTGCTCCTAACGCTAATTCTAGTATCCTATGTGGGTGCTCTGCTAGCATTGAACCACGTCTTAGCAACTGCTTTGTCCATCGTACTCGTGCCGGGAGTCATACTGTTCGCAATCCGTACTTGGAGGAACTTTTAGATGACAAAGGAAAGAACACCAAGAAGATATGGCAAAGTATTCTTGAGAATGAAGGCTCTGTACAGCACTTGGAGTTCCTATCCGACGACGAGAAGGCTACATTTAAGACAGCATTTGAACTCGATCAGGGGTGGGTTGTCGAACACTCAGCTAAAAGACAAGAGTTTATATGTCAAGGGCAGAGTGTTAACGTGTTCTTTCCATCGGGTACTGACAAGGCTATTGTCAATCAGGTACACCTCAAGGCGTGGAAGGAAGGGCTTAAAGGATTATATTATTTACGCACGACTGCAGGTGTTACAGCGGAGAAGGTTGGGACTAAAGTGGACCGTAATGCGTTGAAAGACTTTGAAGACGATGATGTCTGTGTGAGTTGTCAGGGATAGGGGACTATGCAAACCAATATACTAGAGAGAATTGAACTGGTCAAAGACATAGACCCTTTCAATAAACAATTATTAAATGACGCATACGACACAATCATAGACTTGTCCAATAAACTGGACACACTGGAGAGACAACTATATGAGCTTGCAGGAACAGAGCAAAAGTTATAAACCATTCAACTACCCTTGGGCTGTTACGTATGCCACAGAGCATGAGCGTATCCACTGGATTGAGGATGAGTTAGAGTTACAAACAGATGTATCACACTGGAAGTCAGGCGCACTATCGGAGAGCGAGAAGAACCATATCACCCAGATCTTGCGGTTATTTACGCAGACAGACGTGGCGGTTGGAACAAACTATCTTGAGTATTATATTCCCAAGTTCAAGAACAATGAGATTAGAGCCATGCTCACAGCCTTTGCTTCTCGTGAGTTCATCCATCAACGAGCATATGCCTTACTCAATGACACTCTCGGACTTCCGGAAGAGGAGTTCACAGCGTTCTTAGAGTATGAGCAAATGTCTGCAAAACTGGAGTTCATGTCCGGATTAGACGTAACTTCTATAAGCGGTACAGCCCTTGCAATTGCACGCTCAGTGTTGAATGAAGGTATGAGTTTGTTCTCAGCATTTGCGATGCTACTTAACTATCAACGCTATGGTAAGATGCCGGGTATGTGTACTGTTGTTGAGTGGTCAGTACGTGATGAGTCACAACACGCAGAGGGGATGGCTAAGTTATTCAGGGAGTATTGTAATGAACATCCACGAATCGTTAACGACGATTTCAAGAAAGATATCTACGAGATGTTCCGTACTGCAGTCAAACTTGAAGACAAGGTTATTGATCTTGCGTATGAGATGGGTGACTTGGAAGGTCTGTCGTCGGCAGATGTCAAGCAGTACATTCGTTATCTCGCAGACAGACGACTACTGCAACTTGGTCTCAAGACAAACTGGAAGGTTAAGGAGAACCCTCTACCGTGGATGGAGGAGATTCTTGGAGGTAGCTCTATGAGTAACTTCTTTGAGAAGCGAGTGACTGATTACAATGCACATGGATTAGATGGAGATGATTGGGGATGGTAGTACAGTTTAGTTTTTGGCACGTCTTTGGACTGTCTGTTGAGTCTGTGGAAGCACAGCCTGTGTACGGTCGTCAGCATGGAGAATCAGAAGAAGACGCAACTATCTACTTCTTTGATGGATACATCTTCAATATACCTTTTGTAAAGATTATGGTCGGCAGTGTCTACGGACTTGTTGACGACTGAACCACCCTCCAGTGGAACTTGCCCCGCTTCGGCGGGGTTCTTTTTAGAGGTTAACCAAGTTAACCTAGCGGAGTGGTACTTGTTCCTCTAGTCCTCTCTTCAAGATCTCCTGATTGTAGAACTTACGTGCAACCTCTGGGTCTTGCTTCCGCAACTGTGCAAAGTATTTCCTACGCACTGCGTTCTGCACTTGTCCTGTAATCTTATCAAGTAGTACCTTACGTCTAGAATTAGTTGCATTCCTGTATGTCGCTGAGTTAATAAAGCGATCTAGTATAGGAGTCAGCATCTCAGCAGACATCATACGGAACTCACCAAGCTGTGCTGTTGTTAAACCAACGCGCATAATGGTATCTCCTACACGCCCCTTTGTATAGTTCAGATCAGCAAGCTCTTGTTGTAGCATTGTCTCTGGCCCTGATGTAATCCCAAAGCCAGTAACTGCCTGTGTAAAGTTAGTCTCACGCGGACCTCCAATTGCACCGTACTCCACTGGTAAGTCTTGACGCAGGAACGGGAAGCGTTGTTGTAACTTCTCGACGGGTGTTGTTGCAAGACGTTCATATGGATCAGTTGCGCGGGCAACCATGTTTAATACTGCAGGAGACAGTGGACGTAATGTAGATGCCATGAATGATTCAGCATATCGAGCAGGGTCTGACATAACCTCAAGGATATTTGAGAACCCTTCCATGAATGACTTACTTAAGATGTTTGCCTTGATTGCTACAAGTGTAGGCTTTGCCGCTTCATCCAAGAATGACGCATCAAGATCAGGGTTCTGAACATACTCATCGGTTAGACGTAACAAGTCAGCCGCAAGACCAAGCACTGTAGCGATAGGTTCAATCCGCTGATACGAAACCCAACTATCCCCTATCTTAATTGAGAAAGGTTGAATGCCTTGATCCTTCCATGCTTGCGCTTCATCTGCATTTCTAGGAGAGCCAGTGATATTACCACTAGCAAACATAGCACCGACTCCTGCAAACATTGTAGCCCCTAGAATCTGTCTAGGAATAAGCTCATCATTAGACATCTTGACAGGCACTGCACCCTTCAAATAAGCAGGACGTAATGCGTAACCTAGCCCAGGAACAAATGATGTACCTTCTTTTAGGATGTTCCATGGTGTCTTAATGAACGGTACAAAGTAAGCAACGAATGCATGGTCACGTCTAATATCCTGTGCCGCTTTAGCCGCACCGAACAAGGGAGACTGAAACGTCTGACGTAATGCAAACTCTTTGATGCTACCGTATGGAGTCATGTCATCATCTGATTGACCAAAGACTTTACCAATATCCATCTTCATGCGGCCAAAGACTTCTTCAATCTCATCAGCCTTAACTTCATCGACTGATCTCAATGAGTCCTTACGATACTGGTTATACAGATCACGGTATGATCCAAGTCCTTTTGCTTCATCCTCACGCGCCTTGACAGATGCCATCTGTGCAATCTTCTGTCTACGAAAACGTGCCTTACCATACTCATCAATTGCAACTGTTGCGCGAGTAGGCCAACGGATAATCTTGCCACCAAACTTAGATGGAATATGACCTGAGATATAATCATAGGCTTCATCCATATACGCTTCAAACTCAGTAGGGTTTAACCCTTCCTTCTGCATTTGAGCAGTGAAGCCTTTAGTTAATTGATCCATTGTGGATGTGTTGTCTGGTTCAGCAAATGCTTTTGCCGCTTTAGTTGCGGCAATCTCTTTGATAATTACCTTACGCGCTTCTGCTGTACTGACACCTAGTTGACGTGCAAGAGATGCAGATGACCTGTTTACATCAAGAGGATAACCACTCTTCCATCCTTGCTTGAGGAACATAATGTCCGCACCAAACCCCTCCATTGCCGCTTCAAACATAGCAACAGCATCACGTAGTTCACGATTAGGTTTAAGTAATTCTCCTGCCGCATTACGTGCTCTGTTAGTTACACGCAACGTATCAGTCAATGCACCAATAGCTTCAAGAGTTGGTGCTGTAAAGTTTTGAACACCAATAGAGATAGCGTTTGCAATAGGAGTACCAAAGCCTGAAAGGTAACCGTTGATTACGCCTTCAAGAAACATATCCCTAAATCGTGTAGGCTGAGTAGCCTTGTTCAGCCCTTTGCGAATAGCAACACCTAACGCTTTCTCGCTCAGTAACGTATCTGTATTGTCAATTAAATCTAAAGCCGAATTAACATTTGTATTACACGCATCCGCTACTTCAATAATGATTGGCTTTGCCATTAACACTTAACTCCAAAGATATCATCAATTGGTTTGCCTGCTTTAATCTTACCGGCATTTTGCTTTCGCTTCATCTTGATGTTTTGAATTTCTTTTAACGCATGGGATGCACGAGTACCATTGGTATCAATTGCATCAGCAATGTAAGAGTAGAACTGTAGTTCCATAACTGAGTCATACTCTTCTTGCGTCCACTTGTTAGTCCTGAATGAGCCTTGTCTACGCATTTCTCTCATTGCCTTATATGTGGCACGTATACGTTGCTCTGCTTCCGCCCTCAGTGGTTCTAAGATTCGTTGTTCTTGTGCATTGAACACCCGTCCTTTGCGAGCAGAATCCATCAACCATTCAACAATACTATCGTAGTCTTCTCCGATTAATTGACGTGCTTCTATTTCTAGTTCAGGGTTATCTTTGAATGTGTATGAACCAAACTTGTGACCCATGAGATCACGTAGCCGTACCTCAGCCGCACTCTCTCGTCCTGCCGCACGCCTTAGATCAGCATCAGTTTCATCAAAACCTTTTGATCCCGCAGGCTGTTTGTTCTTAAGAGACCATGCAGTAGCAACCATCTCTTCTTCATTCACACCCTCAGCAACCTGCTGTGCAAACTGCTGTTCAGGACGTACACCTGCAGAACCTGCAGACTCACGCGCCTCAGTACCCATACGTAACGGAGCAAACTCTTCTGCTTCATCTGTTGGAGGTGCTTGACGTGGAGTAACTGGTGCTTCTGTGACAGGAGTAGGTTGTTCAACTGTTACATCATCTGCAACTTTAACAGCACCTGCTTCTTCTGCTCTGGCTTGATTATACTTAATACGTACATCAGGACTGAGTTGGTCAATAACCCCACGGCGTAATGCATTGAGGTTTGCTTGTGCTTTGTTACCTGCTTTAACATCATCCAAACGCTTTGTGATTTTATCTGCGTCTTTCTTGATAGCATCAAGTTTCTGTTGTGCTCGCAAACGTAGGCTTTCATTATTCTTAGCACGAGCTAGATCTGCTTCTGCTTGTGTGACTTTAGCCTTAGCATCCTTAGCCGCTTGGACTAATGCACGATACTCATCCCTTGTTTCTTTTGCAACAGGACTCAGTCCTCTTTGTGCTTGAGTAACAAGTTCAGACTCTACTCTTTGTGTAGGTGTAGCCGCAGGAGTAATGACTTCATCATCTGCAACTTTAACAGGAGGATCTACCGCCTCTGCCGCATCTTCAAGTGCAGCATCTACGCCTTTCTCAGTGTCTTGCTTTGTCGGAACTTTGATATCGCGGGCAATAAACTTAGATAATGCACCACCTAATGCGCCTCCAAAGACACCACCAACTGTAGTGTTTAACAGACGACTATCACCAAACTCTTCAAACACTGGCTCAACAAGACCACCTGCCGCACCTGCCGCGCCACCTCTACCTATACCAGTAAGGACTTTACTACCAAATGCAATAGGTTTTAAGAATGCCGCAGGAAGAGTAACAGGATCAAGCATATTACCAATGAAGTTACCGCCGTAACCTGCAATAGGAGACTGCTCTAGTTGTACTCTACTTCTAAACTCATCTTCATATGAGTCTTCATAGAATCCTAAACCAGTAATATTAGAGAGACCTTCAATAGAAGACTCAAGCCCCTCACCCATTTGATTAAAGAATACTTCACCTGATGAACCTTCAGGTAAAAGATCAGTACCAAGTTTTAGCAGGGTATTGTTAATCTGCTCAGGCGTTGCAGTGTCAGGAAATTTAACTTTACCTAGGACTGGATGATCAACAGTAATTGTCATTGGACATTATCCCATATCAAAGGTGTAACCTGCGTTTGGATCTTGATTTCCTTTTCGAGTTCCGTCAGGATTATAAGTTTCTCCATACTGTTTATCCCATTCATCTTGCTTTTTAGTTTTGCCACCATAAGCAGGACTTGGAGGTCGAGGTTTAACTTCACCCTTTGGTTTTTTTTCTGCTTCAGTTTCAGAACTTGCAACTCCGCCTAACTCTTCAATGTCAGGGACTAATCCGGCTTGCTTATTATCATCTGTCAAGAAATAATATTTATCCCCGTAAAGACCTACTCTTGCTCCAGTTTTAGTTGTTACAATAGCGTCTGGTTGTGGTTGATTAGTGTCGTCAGTTGCACCACCGCCTTGCATAGCTTGATTAAATCTGTCAAGATATTCTTGTCGTTGTTCTTTTGGCACGTACACATTAGAAACTGTAGGCGTGGTACTTGTTGACCCATCTAGATTTACAGTAGTCTTCATTGTTAAGATTGGGACTTGTACTTGACCTGCTTGAGTTTCTAGTTGGGCTTGTTGTGCCGCTGATGTTTCACGAGTTTGAGCAGTAGTACGGAAGTCATCTGCACGAGCTAACAATTGTAATGCTTCATTAGAAAACCCTGCTTGGTGTAATACCTGTGCCGCCGCTGTCATTTGATCAGGGTCACTCATGTTAACATTTTGTAATGTAGCTTGAAGTTGACGCGCTCTTGTAACGTCAGGAGATTCAGCACCTCCTCCAAACATACCTTCAATTTGCTGACCCATTTGCATACCTGAACGGCGATAAGGATCTTCAATTGCGGCAATTTCTTTACGTCGAGCTTCTTGCTCCTGTTGCATAATTTGATCAGGAGACATACCGAATAATGATAATACTTGATTACGTGTTTGTGCCATGTTAGTCTCCGAATGTTCCGCCTACTTTGTATGGATCATTGTAGTTCGCAAACAATCCTCTTGCTGTTCCAATTTTATTAGTTAAGCCACTACCAAAACCACCACTTGCTGTACCAAAGCCTCCTGAGAAACCTCCGGCAATGCCACTAATAAGATTCTGTTGGTTCTGTTGTGCTCGATTCTGTGCTGAGACCGCATCAGAGAATTGACCTGTTGCAAGTTTACCCGCCATCGCCGCCGCGTTAGAGCGTGCAGTTTCTGCGTCCAGTCCTTGAGACATAAGTAATCTTTCAAGCTCGCTAATCTGTGTACCTGCACCAAGTAATCCTTGAGCAAACTGACCAAGCTGTGCCTGCTCACCAAATGCTTGAGTACGTGCATTAGCCGCAAGCTGTGCAAGAGTTTGTTGCTGTGCTTGTCCAAGTCCTAACGCATCAGGCTGTACCATACCAGAGCCTGCTCCTAAACCTGCACCTTCACCCGCAAGTCGGAGACCTAAACGTCCACCGCCAAATAACCGTGACTGTAATGCTGTAGCCTGTTGTTCAAACTGTGGTTGTAGTAACGCCGCTTGTTCTCCATACACTTCAGCGGCTCTCGCTGATGGATCAAACGCCGCCGCCCGTGCAAACATATCACCTGCACCACCAAGGGCTGTACCCATAATTTGCTGATATGGAGCACTGAGGGTTGTCTGGTAACCACTACTAGGATCATACGATGTAGACCCAGTTGCAGATGTTACAGTGTATGGTTTAAAGTATGTTTGATCTGCTCGCCGTTTAGCTTCAGCAATAGCTTCACGAGACATACCCATGCCACCGCCAACGCCGCCTCCGCCGCCTCCGCCAAATAAACTACCACCAATTGAACCACCTAGTTGCGCTCCCATTGGGCCGCCGACCATGCCTCCTAAAGCTGACCCTGCAATTGAGCCTACTGCGCTACCCATTTGTATATCTCCACATAGGTCTATCTATTCCGTCATCACATGACAATGTTTGTATATATTTATAACCAATAGACTGCACGAACTTCTCCAACTTGGGGTTGTCAGTCAAACAAAAAAACGGTTGTCCATGCATCATCTGTAAAAGTCCATGTACTTGTTTAAATTCTTTCTTAATACTTGGTGTCCACTTGTGTACATCTGCGTGAGTCCAAGTTCTATCTGCAAACCGTTCAAAGTAAATCGTGTATGCAGGTTGTATTGCTACTGGTGTTTTTATCAAACGCCATCGTCTCTACGTAGTGTGCCGCTTACTCCACCGTTATGTGATGTATTAAACCCTGTGACAGATTTACCGGAGTATGCATCAACTTGAGTTCCGGGGCTTGCGCTACCTACAAATGTTCCATCACCTGTAACCCATCGGTAGCCTTCTTTTAAATACATTCTATAGATTGTATCTGTCCCCGGCCCTTGAGCATAGCTGTGTGAATGAAACGCATCTGTAATTTCTGTTGTTAATCCAGATACCCAGTTTTCAATATCAGAAGAATCAGGAGCAAGGTTTAATGTAGTCAGTGTAGTCTCTGAGCTAAATGCAGGACTGGTCAGACCAAACACACGAGTACCGTTAAAATAAACATCTCCCGGTGAATTAGGCGTACTTACCGCAGTACCGTTAAGATATACTGCTTCTTGATACCAATCTAATACTGCACCGTTTACGACAATAGCCATGATTAGTCCTGAGTGTAAATGTAAAGATCACCACCAGAAATATAAATTCTTGCACCACCTTTGGTTGTTTGAGATGCATACTCTAGGTCTGGAATAGCATCAACAGCGGCAGTAACAAAAGCAGTGGTAGCAATCTGTGTTGTATCTGTACCTGCTGTAGCTGTTGGAGCTAAGGGTGTACCCGTCAACGTAGGTGATGCAATAGGAGCATAAGTATTATCAACAAATGCTGTTGTTGCAATCTGTGTTGTTGATGTTCCTGCAGAAGCTGTAGGGGCCGTAGGTGTGCCAGAGAGTGCAGGAGAGTTAGTGTCTGCCTTAGAGTTAACTGCTGTTTGAATTGCATTGAACTCATCGTCAATCTCTGTACCCTTGACAACCTTAAGTGGGTTACCTGTAAGCAATGCATCTTTAGAAGCAAAGTCTGTTGATTTAGTATATGCACTCATTAGATTGTCCTACCTTGTTTAACATAGACATCCATCTTTTGTATTGACAAAGCACCACCGTTAAGGTCTGCTTCAAATCCTAATTGTAATACTGATCCACTGCCAGATCCTGGAGCACGTACTGTGTCAACCAATGTACCGCCTGAGTATTCACCAATGTTGTACTCAGCTACGTTATACTCATACACTGTACCTGTACGTACTGTTAGTGGATAGGAGTTGTACTGGTCACTGTAGTCGAACCCTGACTTAACAACAAAGTCCTGTCCTGTGGCTCCAATGACAGTCATAGACAGACGTTTGAGTATCTTTGTTTGCGATGCCGCACCAAGATCAAAGTAGTTTGTAAAGTACACCATACGATATGACTGACCATTGTCTTGGTATCCGGCATATCTAGCAAGCCCATCCGCATGAGTCATGTATATTTCACCGTCAAATCCAAGCCATTCAGTAAACTCCATGTTGTTCCAGATGGTTACACGAGCCGATCCATCTTCTAATGGCGCACGCATATCAAAACAATACACTTGTTTAGTTGTTGGAAACGCAAGTAAATAAAATGCGTTTGTTGCTGAGTATGTAGATTTAATATTAGCAGGTGTCTCAGATTCAATTAACTGCACAAGATCATCACGCACGTTCTTTGACAAGTCACGCATTGGTGTTGACTTCTCTTGAATGACTCGGCCTAACGACATCAAACCTGAGTCAGACAAGAATAAAATATCTGTACCTGTGTTCTGTAAGCTGTCTCTTGCAATACAACCAACACCGTTAATAACTTCTACCAGTTGCAGTGTCGTAGGGTCAAGGTAAGTTTGAGCAGTATCACTGTCGCCAAAGATAATAATGTTGTTCTTACAGAAGATAATTAAGAAACCGTTGTGCGCTCCTAATGCAATAATCTCGTCATTACCATTGACAAGAATACTTGACAGATCTAAGCTACCTGCTGTGCCTGAGTTCCAACGAGTAGGATCAAGCAAGTCAGTCCAGTAAACTGTGGTAGTGTTCGTTGCTGTATCTGCTGTCCATACTCGACCATACGCAGACAATGCACAGTTACCTTCAATCGGTGTACCAGATGCTGAAGGAGATGCAGAGATATCTAAGATAGTTCCAGTAACCGTATCAAAGTACAATGGCTCATAGTTCTTTTGGAACAAGTACGCCGCATCGTTTAATGTAACAGCTTGCCAGTTACCTTCAGTAATTGACTGTGATCCTGAGTAGGTAATAGCGTTAAGCGTACCTGCAGAGTAAATATAAAAGTTTGTATTTGACCACGCACCAAAGTATTCAGTTGCATCAATGTCAATAAACCGATGCATACCTTGAAGACCAACACCAGTAGACTCATCAAGAAATTGCCAACCTTTTCTAGCACCTAAGCGTCCAAACTTATCAATCACACAGTTGGTAGCTTGTAGTGCAAAGCCAGACTCAAGCGTAATACCAGACTCTTGGGTGTTTAATCCAAAGAAGCCCGGTGCGGCAATACTAGCTGACTGTAAGGGAGTAGCCATTTATACTGTCCAGATAATTTCTTCAGGATGTTTAGCTGAATCAAATGCAATTGCATCGTTCAGTACACGTTGTGCTGTGGCGTAGGCAGAGTTTGCAGAAGCACCGCCATCCTCACCACGCTCTTCGACTGCTTTAGCATACGCAAGCATTTGCACTGGCTTTTCAGGAATTAGTAGTACGTTACTATCTGCTGTCAATTCTGCTTGAGGCATGATTACGTTAAAGCGTAAGTTAAATGCACCATTAGGAATAGGATATAAATCTACTTGCGTATCACCATCACTAGAGATACCATTGAATGAGTAGTACCTAGGTGTTCCATACGCAGGAGTTTGATTCAAGAACCAGTTATTAAACTCACTTGCAGTACGATAGGTCATAAAGAAGTTGCTTGTGTCATTCACAACATCCAACACTTTAAATCTATTCTTAGTGCCGTTGAGTTCGTAGTTGAATGTACCAGACACAGTGGTTGCTGACAACGTAGTACGTAGTGCTGACCAGTTCCAAGCGTTTTCACACTCTTCTTTTGCGTCATTGATCAACACACCAATCAGAGTAGAATACGCAGTCTCGTTTACTGTAGAGACAGTACGTTCTCTCAAGCGTCTGAGAATATTGTTTACTATTTCAAGATACGTCATTTGCGTTTCCTACTTAAGAGATTAATATTATAGCACACTTTTGTGCAAATGTCAACCCCTACCACTTAACTTTATCAGCCCAGTATGCCGCTGACATTTTACCTTTACTAATGTTGCGTCCATGCCGAGCTTTAAATGATGCACGTTTCTTACGCATTGCTTCAGACTCACCTGCTTTAGGCTTGCCTGCAGTCTTAGCACCTTGCTCACCAAACCGAATAGTCTTTACTTGATCACCTTGTTTAGCCACTACAACGTGTGACTTCTTAGGGTGATTAGGAGTACGCTTTGGTTTGTTGTAACCACTAACACCTGCTCTTGCGAGGCGTGAGTCTTTCTTTGTTGGCATTACTTACCCTTCTTCTTGCACTTACCTGCTTTCTTACAAGCGGCAGGACTCGGGCATCCCTTACATGGTTTGAATGTTGACTTACCTGCTTTCTTCATTGCAATTGCCACAGCTTGTTTCCTCGGTTTACCTGCTTTGATCTCTGTGCGTATGTTGCTAGAGATTGTCTTTTGACTAGAACCTTTCTTCAGAGGCATTACTTATAATTTCTAATGTTTGCAGATGAACAAGAACCTTGGCCGCACGCAGATGGTTTCTTTTTAGCAGGCTTCTCCATTGTTTGACGCAAAGAAGATTCAAACTTTTTCATACGATCATCTGCACCCGGATCACGGTGTTTCTTTTTTGGAGGTAAAGTCTTTACAGTTTTACCGTCAACTTTAATTGCTAATGGCATCTTACTTACCTCTTTTAGTAACTTTAGTTTTAGGTTTCATATAAAAACCTTTTGCCGCTGAGTTTGGTTTACTCTTAATTTTAGGCATCGCTTTTGCTTTACCACTGCCTTGAGTTTTTGCAGACATAGACTTAACTGCGTTAGGTGAGCCTTTTTTAGGATCGTAGTTTTTTTTAGGCGGTTGTTTTTTCTTTGGTGGGATAGTCTTTTTAGTCTTTCCATCAACTACAATTTTTAATGGCATGATTATTTCCTTAATGTTTCCATAAGACCTTTACCGGCTTTGACACCGAATGAGGCCAGTACAATTACCATGAGAATCTCATGATACCAAATCGGCAAAGTTGCCAATGCGTTGAACCCCGCTTGGATATGTCCTACCATGCTTGGTATAAAGACAAGTATCAAGGGGATGCTGAATACTATCGTTAACCACTCGTCTTTCCACGAGTTCTTGGATGACTCGGCCATGATGCGTTCCCAATCCGCTGTGGACTGTGCCGCTGTTTTCAGTGCGGTGGCTTTGGCCTCTGCGGTGGCCTTGGTTGATTCCGCCTTGCTCTTGACCCATGTACCTGCCAAGTCCGTGATAGCTGTGACTAACCCAATCATGAGGCATTTCCTGTTACATCCGTCTGTACACACACTGCTTCATAGTTTATCTTAGGCTGTGGTGCTGTTGCCATGAAATACTCACGGGCTTCAAAGCACTCGTCCATTGTTGCAAATGGCCCTTGAGGATAGACAGCGTAGCTATCAGACTGAATTAGGATTGCAAATAATAACCACATAGGTGACCTACTGTTTACTGAGCCAATAGAAGATGTATATTACCAAGCCAATGGCTGAGAGAACGCTAACGCCCAAACCGATGCTAATACAAATATCAACAATTTGTTTTTTACGTTTAGCTTTCTTGGCTTTCTCAGCTTTCTCTGCGGCTTCACGGCTTTCTTTCATCTTACTCTGGTAGTCTAACCAATCTGTCCATAACCCGGCTCGCCCTTGCCAGATCATCATTTGTTTCAGAGCATCCTCATATTCTTTAAGTTGCTCTGTGGCCATGAACGCTTCAAGGTCAGACTTATATCCGTGTTCATGTGCTTTCTTTTGTATCTCAGCCTTGAGGCCAAAGTAGTCTGCTAGTGCCTGTCCTGCTTCATACAGTTCTTTACCATTGGCGATGGTTTCTTTGATAACGCCAAAGGCCGCATTAGCGGCGGCGAGTTCAGCTATCATCGGGGCTGTCCTTGCCCAATAACCTCTGTACTGTCTTTGTCTCGTAGATCCTTATTGCTGTCCATACTAATGTAAACAACGCCGCCATCGGAGGCAACAGTTCACCAATCGTTCCTACCACAGTGACTACACTTAAACCGTCTACTAAAGTTTTCGTGCTTTCTGTTGCCATCTCTTTCACACTCCGTCCTTAGCTGTCTGCTTCTTGTATGGTTAGCTCACCCGCATCAACCTGACGCATGATTTCTGCGTAGTGGCGGTTGGCAGGGTCTAGTGGGACTGACAATGCCCTTGATGGGTTTGTATTTAAAACTACATACACCGCAGTATTTTCTGTTTCTGTTGGAGCCTTTGTGTATTTTGCCAAAACAATATCCATATCAACCCCTATAACTCATTATCAATAGCAACAAAAGCACTAGCATTATTGCATAAGAATTCGCCACCATTTCCCGCCGTGCTAGATACTGAACCACTTCCTTTATATAACGTACAAGATTGTGCGCCTTTGCGAGTTAAGCCAAATGAATCAAATTGATCGTTTCCGCTTTCACGATAGACACGATAAAAGTATGTTCCCGTTACCTGATCTAATGAATATGATGTGGTTCTTTTTTGTACTTGAAATTTAACAGGTAAATGAAAACTAGTTGAGGTGTAGTAATTACCACTACCTATACAACCGGAAGAGCTATCGGCCCCATTTGCTAAAACTTCATAATACCTCTGACACAACGCAAGCTCCTCCCCGAATGAGCGATGCTCGAAAGGTGTCGCAACAGAGCCGACTTCTAGTTGGACTCCGGTGAAATCAATAGTGCCCGATGTAAGTGCTGATCCAAAATTAACTTGTAACATTAGGCCATTAGTAATTGTTGTGCCACTTACATCAGTTGTTGCAGTTAATCTGGCTGAACTACCGTTAGCAACAGTTCCCAATGCTACTCCACTTGCAACAGTTGTATTACCACTAAAGTTATCTGCCGCTGTCGGATGGTAGTAATCAATAGTAGGACTAATACTTGCACCAGAGTTGTTTTCTATATAGATGGAGAAAGTAACGCTGTTGCCGTTAATCTGAGCAACATCCTTACTCTCAATACGATAAATGTAATAAACGCCTGTGACACCTGATGCACCTGTGTAACGGCACATCTTCTGTGTTCCAATACCACTGATTGCATTTGTTTCTTGTGAGACTGTAATACCGCCACCGTTTGACTGAGATCGCACCCTATCTAGCGTATACGTCCCTGTTCCTGCACCTAACGTAATACTCGTCCCACGCTGTGCCACCTGCATCGCACCATTGATGATGAGATTCCTGCGCCCCAACGATGGAGATGCAGTGGTCACCACCGTCCCGGTTGATACGTCATCTGCTACGTTGGCTAAGTCTCTTGCACGAGTCATCTCTTACTCCGGCTTTGTAGGCCAAGTTACGTCATCTAAAGAAGTTGCTGTGTCTGTGATGTCACGCAGTGCCTGACGGTATGCAGTCTGTTCAGCAGTCATGGTCAGATCAGATGATGCCCACCAGTCAGTAGCGGCAATCAAACGATCACGCTCTGCACGCAATGCCTTCATAGGCTCTGCCGCTGTAAGCTCTGCTTGCTTTGCAGAGACTTCAGTCCACGTTACGCCCCAGTCTGCTGAGTTAGCTGACTCAATGGCACTACCATTAGCGTCTGCTCCAGTGACCTTGCGGAACATTTCGTTGAACTCTGCCTCTGTTGTAGGCTCTCCACGGAGAACCCATTCTGTAATATTAAGCTCTGATAAAGCCTGTGATACGCTTGCCATGTGTTTCTCCTTTAGCCTGCGATTTCAATTAGGGTGATAAATCCATCTCTTGTGTAAACGGAACCCATCCCGGACGTTCCTTTTGCGGCTTGTGTTTTGTACACGCAAGCTGTTGCTTTACCGGGTGAATCCAAATATGCATAATTTATATACGCAGTCATCATAAGATTTCCACTGCTTGTGTCAGAAGCGGCCAACCCCATAGAGTATTTACCTCCGCTATCGCTACCGGGGTTCATAAGGTCTGTAGAATCTCTAACTACCTTCCATCCCATATTAGAGTTGTTTCCATAACCAATACCGGATTGAGCTTCTGTAACTAATAATCTTTGAGTCACTAAAACAAGCACTTTACTGCTTGTACTGGAAGGAGTGATAGTTGCCGTTAAGCTAGTATCTGCGTAAGAATCAGAAGAAAAAGTTTCTGAACCAGAAAAAACAGCGTTGACTGTTTGTAAAGTGCTACCAGTAACATTCAACCCAAGATCACCCGCAGTTGGTGTCGAGCCATCAGCCAGTTGGATTTGATCGACTTTGATTATACTGCTCATCCTGCGATCTCCATGAGTGTAATGGTGTCTGTCCCGGCTACTGCTCTAAAAAATGAACCTGACCCACTTACTTTGATATACACAGTGTAGGTTGTTGCAGAGGTTGTAGCAGGGCTGTCATACACCATATAAGTTCCACTAAACCCTACATTGCCACCGGGATGGTCATACATAAAATTACAAGTTCCAGAAGGGCGCAAGTTTGTTGCCCCACGATAAATGGTGACTTGAGCTTGTTCATTAGAACCACCATCTTGTGTGGCACTAAAAGTTGCTGTAACTAAAATTTTACTAGACGAACTTGTTGGCGTAATTGTGGCCGCTAGTGTAGTAGCAGTAAAACTTGTTGAGTTAGTGTTAGTTGCAGTAATAATGTCATTAGCACCTACAACCTGAATCACAGACCCACTAGGAAGCTGAAGGTTAGGCGCACTGATCTTACTTTGGAGATTCGGGGCGATGTTGTCTACATAGAGTGTTGTCATCCTGCGATCTCCATTAGGGTAATGGTAGTGTTGGAGTTATCGTTAACACGCACCATAGAGCCGTTGTTTCCGCTAGCAACTTGGAACATATATTGAACCGTAGTTCCTGCGGCGGCACTAGGAGAATCAATATAAGTTACTGGGTAATGCCTATCGGCATCTCCAGTTGATGTCCCTTGCGCCCGATGAACTCGACCTTCCGATATAGTAACGTCAGACAGCCCAGAGATTCGGCGCACAAGTCTTCCATAAATACTGTAAAAATTATTTGGTGACACCCCCACACAAAACGTCATAAAGAAGTCAGAGTTTGCTTGTTCGGAGGTTAGCTCAATATAAACATTGGTATCAGCATAGCTACTTGAAGTGAATGATTGTTGAGTATTTTGAGACACTGTTGTTTTTTGCAGGATACTGCCCGGCGAAACTACTGCGCTAGAACACTCTAACGTCTGCCCAGACGGGATAATCACCTTGTTCGCATTGGCCCCGCTAGTTGGCCCCTTGAGTGTTTGTACTATGAGTTCACTTGCCATATCAGAGTACCGTCAGAGTCCCGTTTACTGTGATTGTTTGATTGACCGTCACAGGCCCGACAATAGCCGCATTGTCTCCACTAGGCACAGTGAAGGCTGTATCAACGCTGTCGTCATTAGAGAAATACCCAAGCTCTACCTTGTTCTCCTCCATGACAATCCCTGTTGTTCCATTGATTGTAACTGTCATACGATAGCCCACCTTGATCCGCTTGGAATAGTTACTGTGACACCGCTTGCAATATCTATCGGCCCTGCCGCCACTGCGTTGTTGCCTGATGTAATTGTGTAGTTAGCGCTAATGGTTGCACTGTGTTCCCACAGGCCATTGGTTGTTGTATTACCACCTGCAGTACCCGGCTCAAACGATGTAGTGCTTGAGTTGTATACAATGGTTTGCCCATCAGTGATGCCAGAGGTTGATACGTCTGTGAGGTCATTGAGAGCCGCCACAGTGGACGCATCAGCAAACGACAGCGTACCTGCACCGTTAGTTGTCAGTACCTGACCGTTAGTACCATCAGTCACGTTGATCTCTGTAATACCTACAGAGTTAGCGGCAATAGATGTGAGATAAGACTGGAGGTCACTAATCTGGCTCTCTGTGATCGACAGTGCCGCCTGATGTTGTGTGACTGACGACTGTGTGATGTTAGCGTCTGGTACGTTGGCCCATGTGACCGCTGTCGATAGATCGTTAGTCTCTGTGAAGCTAGTGAGATAACCTGCAGTGGAGTGGTCACCCCATCCATAGGCTGTGTCCCAGTTTCCTGAGTTGTTTGTCGTTGTGTACCAAGATGATGCGGTGTAGACCGGGTCAGTCTCAGTGTATGACGTTAGATACCCTGCGTCATTTGTCAGTGTAGATACGTTGTCGCCCGGCTGTGTTGCTGATGCCGCCAGTGTTCCTTGAGCCGCTGTCGCATAGTCTGTGGCCGCTGTAGTGGCCGCTGTTCCTAACCCTAGATTTGTGCGAGCCGTAGCCGCATCTCCAAGATCAGATAGATTGTTGGCGACTGTTAGCACACCGGACGCTGACACATAAGCCGCTACCCATGCACTACCGTCATAGAGCTTCATGATGCCGTCAGTGGTGTTGAAGTACAGTGACCCGCCTACAAGTGCATCGCCGTCATTGTCTGTCGCAGGATCGGATGCCTTTGCACCAAGGTAGCGATCGTCAAAACTGTCGTAAGCCGCGAGCGTTGCATCCCTTGCCGACTCTGCCGCCGTCTTTGCTGTATCTGCGTCTGTTGCTGAACTTGCCGATGCGTTGGCACTAGATAGCGCGTTAGCGGCATAAGTCTGTGCATTGGACTCAGCGGTTTCCGCATTTGTTTCCGCCGTCTCTGCGGCTGTCTGAGCGGCCTCAGCGGCTGTCTGAGCGGCTTCTGCGGCTGTTTGCGCTGTCTCTGCGTTAGTCTCGGCAGTTTCTGCTCCAGTGCGGGCGACTACAGCGGCATCACGCGCTGACTCAGCGGCGGCCTGTGCAGTTTCCGCATTGGTCTCTGCAGTCTCAGCGTTTGTCTCTGCTGTTTCAGCGTTGGTAGCGGCTGTCTCTGCGCGAGTGGTTAGATTGAGGATGTTCTCGTCAACACCTGCCCCGGATGGGAGCATCCCGGCTTCTTGCTCATACGTTGTCGTTGGTGTGACGTTAGGAGTCCATTCGGTCATTACGCATTCCTCATCACGAGCGGCCCACCTGATGACCGAGCCTTCTCTGAATCATCGCCTAGATTCTTGACTGCCGCGCTGTATAACTGCGCCCACACTGCGATTCTAGCATCTTCTGCTAGATAAGGTGCTGACTGTAGCAGTGAGCCATACAGGTAAACGTCCGGGTAATAAGTCATGAGCCAGTTTGCGTCTGCGTCACCGCTCATTGTTGGGATGCGAGCAAAGTAAACCATTGTGAGAGTGTAGGTTTCATCAGGCGCAGGGTAGAACTCGATCTGACCTGAGTTCAACGTGTATAGCCGTGGCTTACCTGCAGTGTCGTTGGTCAGCACCTTCTGGCGTCCGATCTCCGCGACTGATGCGTACTCTACCGGCGCACCATCACTTAGGTATAGGTGAACACCTTCCAACCAATCTGTCGGCAGGTTCTCGAACCGCTCGTTTAGATCAGCAGTTACCCGTACCTCTTGTCGCCAGTGGCGTAGGTCACGAGCTATCTGTGATTCTGCAAGCGCAACGAATGTAGGAATGACCGATGTAAGATCATCCCTGTTTAAGAAATCTGCGATCGCTGTCTTTAGCTCGCCATAGTTAGATAGTGCCATTACTGATTCCTCTGGCTTTGTGCCATTCTATCACGAGCAAACTTCAGAGCGAGATCAATCAGCGCCTCATCTGATAGTCTTCCTTGCTCTGGGTCAAACGCTTGGACTCCTGCTACGTTCTCTTCATAGTCGCCAATAGCGTCTGGCTTGCGATCACTGAATAGATACTGTTTGCCCTGATAAGCTCTTGCTCCACTCATTGCGGCCTCTGGACTCATGCCTCGTGCGGCCATGTCGTACCCGCCGATAAAGTTTAGCATTTGATCCTGTAGGTTGCGATCGACACGCTGACCTGCTAGCTCTGGGCGTAACTCCTGTATCATCTGCGGCGCATTGTTGTAGTACGTCTGATGACCCTTTGTGAAGAACTTGTGTAGCTCCGAGTAGGGTACATCGTTGATCAAGTCGAGGATGCCGTAGTTTTCGTATGGATTCTGATTTGAAATTGATTTACCAAAATTATTCAGAGCGTCTGTTTTATACCCACCTTTTGAGTATTCGATAGCCGCTTCTTTGCTTGGCATCGGCAAGTAGTTTCCAGACTTTATCGCGCTGTCCATTGCCGACCTTAACTGATCATCCTCGTAAACTTTGAGTTGATCTCCCTGCATCTGGATCATTGGAAAGGCCATCCACTGGCCACTATCCTCATCATACTCTGCCGCCATACGGTGAGTAGATATCGACCCATCTGGGTTTTTCACATATGGATAATCTTGTGGGTTGTTAATGCGATCAATAAAACTTGGATTAGCCATTACTTCAACCCGTATTGATTAATGTAATCGAGGATGCCCTGCACAGTTCGCTCATCCATTCTCTGGAACCCTTCAGGTTTTTTCATGACAGCATCAATAGCTTGTGATGGCGTAAACGGCTCACCTGCTGATGTCTTGCGCTTCATTTGCTCTGCGAATGCATCAGGGAACATTACTTCAAATGGGATTGACCCACCTAACCCGCCAGAGTATTGGCCCGGCATTCTGCCTGTGTAGCTTTTGTGGATTGTTGGGTCATAAACAGCATCGCCAATAATTGTTTGGTATGTTGAAAGACCGGAACCTTTAATTGGCGCATTAACCAAATCTGGGTCTTGTGTGGCAAACAACAACTCATTGTAGTTTGGGAAGCCCCTATCTCTGAAGTCGTTTGTCTTCATCGTTGTGGTGAACGCAGTTCGCTTTTTGCCAATATTTTCGTATTTTCCTTGGCCCATTAACTGATCCATAGCATCAGGATGATCTAGCCCAACCCAATCAGGAAATACTTTTTTAACACGGCCCTTGGAGTCTTTGATCGTTTTGCTTCTGAGCTTTTTGTCAAAAGCGGCTTTATCGGCTTTTGTGATTTTTGAGTTTTGTATCTGCTTCAACATTGCCTCAGCAATTGGTGTGCTGAAGTTTGTCGCCTCAAGGCCCATTGTTGTGTAAACACCAACAGGAGCCTGACCCGTATCATCTGCTACTGTGCGTACTTTGTTCTGGACTGACTGCGCTGTATCCAACATAGACTGCCAACCAAAGCCTGAGTCTTTATATTGCTGACTGTACTTGTTTCCTGCTTGCACAGGAGTATCCACATCGATCCCGCCAACTCGCTCAAGCAACCCAAGGTTTGATACATCACCCTGAATCGGGATAACTACTTTGCCAAACAAGGTCTCTGGGTTGAATGTTGTACGCTCTCCGATATCAGTTGGAGTGAAGATTGTTTGGAAATCGTTTTCAGCGGCTCTCATTTCTCGGTCTGCAAATGCTTTTGATGACTGCATTGCTTTGCGGTAATTTTTAATTGCTGTTTTAACGCTTGATGGCTTCCCGGCAGATTGAACAGTGAGGAATCCTGTATCGATCAAACGCTTTGCCAACATCATGTCTTGATCAGGCACTGCGATGTTTTCTTCACCAACAATATCTGAACGCAATATCGGCTTTCCGTCATTGGTCATCTGCATTCCGGCAGTACCAATCTTTTTACCTGCGCGAGCCGCCATACCTAACAGTGGAATAGCACCAGTCATTGTGATTGATGCTTCTTGGCGTAGTTTCTCAGCCTTGCTCTTATCGCCTACCTGATCTGCCTGATCTGCCGCTGTCCGCAGATCTTCTGCATCCATGAATGCTCTGACCTCTCCAACGATTGGAGCCATGTCGAGCAACATGTTGAATGGGTCTTCTTTGAACTGCTTTGCTAACGCCTCTGCTGACTGCTTTGCATACTGAGTCGCGTCATCCGCCATCTTTGATGAATCTGTGGAGCCAATGTAACCCATCACAGAGCTTGGGATCGATGAGAATCCTTCGTAATAATCAGACAGTGCGTCAAGTAAGCCTTGCTTTTTCGCCATCAGAGCGTCCCAAGTATGTGATCACTCGGACATTTTACCACTAAACAGTGATTAGGCTACACCCGCGATATTTCTTCGTATTGGCGTATCCCACGAGTCGGATTGATGGATGCCCTGTCGATAGACGGCCACCAAGCCAAAAGCATCAGCGCCGTGGGATGCCCAGTCATGCTC